TGAACCCTCCCACAAGGAAGGGGTCATGGTTGTTTTGTTTCGTGGTTTGCATGGTTTTCCTTTACGTTTCGCCCGGCTGGATTGCCCAAGCGTGAGCGAGTGACCGCTCACCTAGCCGGCCACATGAAGGTTGCGGCCGGCACGGTGAAAGCGCCCGGTTTTAGTGTTGCCCAGAGCGGGCCATTTCCAGCCGGCGGAGCGTTTCCGCCATAACGTCTATGACGTATGGGTTTTGAATCGGGTCAAGTGGGTCAGGGTAGATGCAGAACCCGACCCCGTCCGATGTTTCCCAAAGGTCTTTTTCGGATTCGTCGTCCGAGTCTGGAAAGACGCGGAAGCGCCCCGCCACAACGTGGCAGCCGTAGCGGTCAATCGCGCGCTGGTATTCCTCGCCGAGCCGGCGGCCGCGTGGCCGCCAGTTGGTTGTCGGTTGTGTTAGTTTCCCCTCCCGCCCGCCGGGGACCGGGAGGGGAGGCGTTCATTTCCTCAACAGCCGCCGGGTTTGCCGCCGGACTTCGCGCGCCGCGCGGAGGATTGAGGCGGCGCCGGGCCTGTCTATTCGGACCGCGGGGTGGATGCTTTCGTGTTTTGCAAGCGTCGGGTTTGTCTTCGGGCCAAATGTGCAAAGCGTATATGTCTCGCCGCTTATCGCCCTAAAGGTATATGCGGCCGCTCCTCCTGTTTCGTAACGAACCTTAATGTCGCTCATGCGCTCTTGCGCCCCCTTCCGGCGCTTGGCGGCGTTTCGGCCCCGCGTGCCGTGTCCGTTAGGTGCTCCCTCCCCGCTGGACAGGGCGGGGAGGGAAGGGAGTGAGCGTTTAGCCGCTCACCTAGCCGGACGCATGAAGGTTGCGTCCGGCACGGTGAAGGGAGCCACCTTCAATCCAAGGTGCTTTAATCGGCGTTGTCAGAGCGGGCGTTGTCCAGCCGGCGGAGCGTTTCCGCCATTACGTCTATGACGTATGGGTTTTGAATCGGGTCAAGTGGGTCAGGGTAGATGCAGAACCCCACCCCGTCTGCCGTTTCCCAGAGTTCGCTCCGGCGGTCGTCCTCGGGAACATCCGGGAAAACCCGGAAGCTACCGGAAACGCAGTAGCAGCCATTAAGTTCAATGGCCCGGATGATTTCCTCTTTTTCCTTCTCGGTGTCCGGTTCGCCGTAAACCCGGAAATAGTCCTCTTGCTCCCATTCCGCCGTCAGCCTGACGTTGCCGGCGGATTCCTCCTCCTCGAACTCGACCACCGTCTTTGCTGCCCAAAGGGCGCTTTGGGCGCGCCAACCGGCCGCCCGGAATTCCTTGTATTTCCTGACGATTTTCTTGTTCATGTGGTTCCTTTCGTGTTTTCCACGGCTCACCATGAGCCGGGAGAGGGCGGCGAAAATCGCGTTCCGCCGCCGTGCTCCCGGTTCAATGCGCCATAGCCTGCCGGTAGCATTCAAACCGCCCCGGCTCAGGCGTCCGGAACAGGGATACCCCCCAACGCCCCAGCCTCAGCGTGTACCGCACCGCGTAACGGTGCCGCACACGCTCCAGCCGAAACGCGCGCCCCGGCCATTTTTCGGCCACCAAGAGGAGATTGCTCATTTCAGCCCCACAAGTTCAAGTTGACCAACGGCCGCCGACGCCGCCGCCTTTTTCCCACCCTTGCCCTTGGTCAAAAAGGCAAACTCCAATTGCTTGATGTTCATTTCGTTCCTTTCGTGTTGCGCCCAGCAGGATTGCCAGACGCGAGCGGCTGACCGCTCACCCACCCAATCCCATGAAGGTTGACCACCAAAGCCCCACCGCTTAAACTCCACCCATGCCCAGAATCGCCCAAACCACCAAAGACGCCATCGCCCAATCCATTATTGCCCGCAACCTTGCCGCAAAACAGTTAGAGATTCTAAGCGAAACGCTGGAAAAACGACCCCCCAACGACCCTCAAGCCTTGCGTGAGCTTTCATCCGCAATTCATTCGGCCGCAAAGGCTTTTGACATCGCTTGCGAACGCATCCGCATCCTCAAAGGTGTTCCGTTGCCCGGCTCGAAGAAGCACGAGCCGAGGCGAAACAAGCGCCCCGGGGAAACCATCGCCTTCCCTGTCCTTCCCCAGTCCGAGCCGGAGTCAGCCGGCAACGCCTGAATCCCCGGGGAAAAACAAGACCCAACCCCAACTTCCAGACCGTCCCCACACCCCCGGGGAGTGCATCGGCTTTTACGGACACGGGTCAAAATAAGGAGGCTCCATTTTATCCGCGCTGAAATTTTCCCGTGTTTTGGGTTTCCGTGTTTTGGGTGGGGTGTGGTGTGGGGTTGTGTATTGGGTGCTGTGGTGATTGGACGGTGTTGGTGCGTAAGTCCGCCATAAGAAACTCGTGTGGTGGCGAGTTTCTTTGGGTATTTAACGTTGGTCTTGAGGTAGCCAGTGACGCGGATAACTGCCGTTGCGGGGTGGCCGTTGGTGTTAGCCTTTGGCCGCCATTTCGGGAGCAGTGTTGCTATGGCCTGCTTGGCGCGGCGAATTTGCTTGGCGTATGGGCAGGTCCCGCAAGGCCGCCGGCGGGTATCATTGCATCTCCCCGCGCGCTGCTCGGCGGTCTCTGACGTGTTTTTTCACCCCCGTTACCGGGGGCCGAGGCGGGATTGATTACCCCCTCATCACCCGGAGGATTCGACAACCGGATGGGCGTTTGACATCTCAAGGAACGTCACCGGGTACTTCTGCCCCGGTGAAAGGTGCTTCGGTTAAAAAAGGTGCTTCGGTTAACGTACGACTGATAAATCTTGGTCCGGGTCGGTGTCAAGCGGTTTCCCGGGGCTTACCCTTTGAATTTTCACCCTTTGAATTTATGGCTCCAGCGGGCGATGCGGATGTTTTCGCTGAGTTTTCTGGCGGCCATGCGGATTTTCCAGCCCTTGGGACTGCGTTTCCTGCGGTAAAGCGGATTGCGCTTCATCGCCCGCAACCGCGCCCGCGCCGACATCAAACTGGTGTGTATCACCGACATGACAGCCTTTCAATTCAAAGGGGGTTCGACAAAAGGGGGTTTTAATCCAAGGCTTTTTTGAGTTCCGCCTTCAGGTCCAGCACCGGGTCCGCGCCGTCGTCCACGCCGGAACCGCAATCGCCACGCCGGCCGCCACCCGTCGGACCCGACCCGCGCAACTCCGCCAGCGCCGCCTCCAACTCCTGCACCCGCCGCGTCAACAACGCCGCCTTGCGCGCCATCCTCGGAAACGCCGCCGCCCGGTTCCGCACCTGCGCGTGCAACAACACCCGCTGCTGCGGCGTCAATGCCGCGTTCCGGTCAAACATCACGTCCACCAGCTTGTAGCCGTCCTCCAACAACCGGTTCCCCTCCTCGTCCTCCGGGTCCGGCGCAAACCACTCCGGCCGCTTCGCCCGCAAATCCTCGTTCGCCCTGCGCCACATCGCATCCACCGCCTCCCGCTGCTGCGCCAGCCGCGCCGCCTCCTCCCGCTCCCGCTGCTCCCACGACGCCCGCTCCTGCCGCTCCGCCGCCACCCGCACCCGCTCCAACCGCTGCAACTCGTTCAAGTGCGAAATCACCAGCGGAGCCTGCTCCTCCCCAAACAAACGCCGCACCTCCATCAACGCCCGCCCCTTGGGCAAACGATACAACGCCACAAAATCATCCCACGTCGCCTGCCGCTCCCCCGCCTCGTCGTCCATCACCACCAACTGCTCAATGTCCGACCGCGCAAACTCCGCCGCCTCGTTGAACGGCTTGTGATACTTCTCCACAAACTCCGGCGAAAACTCCCGGCGCGCCGCCCGTAACTCGCTCTGCGCCGCCCGCAACTCCTCCTCCGCCTTCGCCAGCTTCTCCGCCAGCACCGTCGTGTCCTTCCCCCGCGCCTCCGCCTCCGCCAGCTTGCGCTCATACTCCGCCACCCGCGCCATCGCCTCGTCCCGCTCCGCCTTCGTCCGCTCATAACTCTCCCGCAACTCCTTGGGCGTCCAACCACCACGCCCACCCTCACCACCACGACCAGAACCCTTGCCCGCCGACAACCTGTCCCCAGCACCCTCCCCGGAAGATTTGTCCGAGGAAGGTTTGTCCGGGGAAGGTTTGTCTGAGGAGGATTTATCCCCCTTGTCCACGGCGGATTTTTCCCCGGAAACCTTGTCCCCTTTATCCCCCGCCCCGCCAAACTCACGCTCCAACCCGCCGGTCAAACGCGCGTCCAAAGCGTCAAAATCCAAATCCACACCCCCACCGGAATCCACGGAACGAACATCCCCGGAACGAACATCCCCGGACGTGGACTGCGACGCATCCCCCGGCCCACCAGCCCCGGCACCACCGCCGGAAGAACCCACGGCATTCTCAGCCGCCACTCCGCCAGACGCCACTCCAGAACCATCCGTGCTCATGTTTTTTTTGCTCATAATCAAATCTTTATCTCAAATCTTTATCTCAAAGTTCCACCCTCCACACCTCAATCATCAAGACCCACCGGCCCCACCGGCCCCACCGGCCCCACCGGGGGCGGATTCCCCACGGCCCGGCAGGGAATGATGCAGGCCCGGATTCAAAGCATGCCACCGGTCATCCTCCGGCGTCGTCATCCCCAACAACGCCGACTCATACAACAACGCCCCACGCTGCGCCTCCGGCGTCAACCCCGGCGACTCCATCACCTGCGCCCGCACCATGCACAAACACCGCAAAAACCACTCCGCCCCCACCACCACCGACAGACGCGAACGCAACTCGTCGTCCTTGAACAGCAAATTCTTGGGACCCGGTTTCATAAAATCGTGTGCCGCAAAATAAACATGCCACCAGCCCGACGGCCAGAAAAATCATACCGCCGCCTCATCCCGCCGCCTCATGCCGCCGCCTCATGCCGCCGCAACATCCGCCCGCCGCGCGCCCAATACTCCACCCGCAACCCCAGCGGCTCCAGCATCCGGTGCGGCTTCACCCCGCCCCAGCCCGGCTCCCCCTCCCGCACCCGCAACGCCTCCCGCAACAACGGCAACACCCGCGCCCCGCCATACACCACAAAACGACCACCCCCGCCACCCTCCTCCCGCATCCGCTCCATCAACGAGTTGACCACCAGCCCCGCCGAGGCCGCCGCCGCACCCTCACCAAGCTCAAACAGGTCCTCGCCAAAAAAATGCAACGCCACCATCCGCCTCACAAAATCCTCCCCGCCACCAAGACGCCACCTGTTTCCATGCTCAAACAAAATCCTCCAGCGGTTGACCGTCAAAAATGTCCCGCTCCGGCCCCCACGGCCCGGGCCAGCCGCCACCGGCCAGCACCAGTTCACGCAACCGCACCAAATCAAACCCGTGCCGCGCCCGCCGAACCCCGCGCAGCAACCCGAGCACGTGATGACTCTTGTCGTTCGGCGACACCCCCTTGTCCTCCCGCCGCATCACCGGCAGGGATTTCCCCGGCGTCCGGTCCTGCCACAACCCCATCCCGCTGTCGTAAATCAACGGCAGCCCGTTGTTCGCCAGCATCAACCCGAAAATCGAATCCTCCATGCCCAAACCGTCGCAGGTCTCGTCAAACCCGTTGACCGCCAGACAAAACTCCAAGGGCATGGCCAGATTGCAACCATAGGTCCACTCGCCGGGAGCCGGAACCCGCACCGGATGCACCCGGCCCTGTCCCTCCAGCCACAAACGACGGCTGTCCTGCCCGCTCAACACTCCCCCGTCCACCACCACCCCGCCCTCCACCCGCATCCCCACCCGCTTCTCATAAGACCCGGCCACCGCATAACCACCCTCCATCGCCGCGCGCACCGCGTCCAGCCAGCCCGGAAGCAAAACACAACGGTCGTCAATGAACGCAATCCACGGCGTCCGACACAACGCAATGCCCGTGTTGCGCGCGTTGGCCGCCGCCCACCAGTCGCACTTGGTCCGGCGCGCCGGCCCCTGCCACACCGTCGGCTTGGGCACCACCCGCAACACGTCCCCCGGCCAGCCGGGCGTCGCCAGCGAACGCCGGTCCGCCTGCAAGTCCACCACCGTCAGAAAAATCCGGTCGCCCGCCACCATCTGCCGGGCCAGCGACCCGGTAAACCAGCCAAGCTCCGGCTCGTCCCGGCTGGTGATGTAAACAACCGTCAACGAATGCTTCATACCCCCGCCCCCGTCCCGCCGCCCGCCACCCCGCCGCCCCCGGGACGGTAGTGCTTCACGTCCACACCCGGCCCGCCCCCCACCAGCGCGTTGAGCCGCTGCTTGGTTTCCGAGCGGGCGTCGTTGGTGCGCGCAATCTGCACCGCCAGCCAGCCCGGCTCCCCCATTTCATCCGCCGACGGCATCGCCGAACAACGCGACATCCACCTTCGCAGTTGCTCCTCCAGCACCCAGAGCCGGTGGTTGATGTAGGCCAGCGCGGAAAAAAGCTCGGCCGCCCCCGCAACCCCCTTCACCTGCGACTCCCAGAGGCGCTCCAGATGCTCCCGCGCCCGCACCACGTCCGGCAACGCCGGACTGTCCGCCGGAAGAAACTTTTCCTTGAGTTGCAAAATGGTCAGACGGTCCACCAGTTCGCCCGCCGTGATGTTGATTTCAAATTTCATGACCGGAAACATTCACCGCACCCTCTGGTACACCGCCCCGGTGCCCAGTGGATACAAAAACTTGAACCCCAGTTCAAACAACCGCCGCTCCGCCCCGCGCACCGCGCCGCCGCTCCAGTCCAAATCGTCCAGCACCGCCAGACCGCCCACCCGCACCGCCGGCCCGAAACGGTTCACGTCCGCAATCGCCTCCGGCCCGTGGTTGCCGTCACAGTGGAAAATGTCAATCTCCAGCGGAGGCACCGTGTCCCGCGAACGCCGCCGGACCACCTCCACGTAAGGCGACAACCCCTCACGGTTGACCGCCTCCATGAACTGCCGGTACACCGCCTCGTGGTCCAGTTGCGACCACCAGCGCGCATTTTCTCCCTCCTGCCCCTCCACACTGGCCTCCGCACTCCACGGGTCAATCCCCATGATGCGCCCCTGCCCAACCTCGCGCATCGCCAGCGCCATCGGCAACAGGCTCGCCCCGCCAAAAACCCCGATTTCCACCACCCGCCGGGGTCGCAGCGCCAGCACCATCGCCGCCAGCACCCGCCCGCGCGTGACCTGATGCGGCCACGTGCCGCCGGGCACCGACAACACCAGCCGCTCGACGCGCTCAAACAACGTCGCCAGCCCCCCGTCCGCCGGCCCCGCCGCCCCGCCGCCACTCACAGGCTCACCCCCGCCTTCCTGAGACGCAGATAGGACAACAGCGTCATGTTCGCGCTGCCATTCTCGATTTTGCAGAGAACCGAGGGCGAAAGGTTCACCCGCTCCGACATCTCCCGCAGCGTCAGCCCCAGCCGCATCCGCTCCTGATAGGCTTTTTCCGCCAGCCCCAGCAACACCCCGCGCTCCTGTGGCGTGATTTCCACCCGTCCGCGACCACGCCGCAGGCGAAGCCGCCCTGTTTTGATTTTCGATTTCATATCTTGAAGCGTGTATAGGAAACGCGCGCCAGAGCGCAAGCCGAATCATTCACCCCCAGCGACAAAATCACCCCGCCCAGCGGAGCCTTGGCCGGGTTCGCCCATGTCAGCCCGCCCGGAAACACCACCTTCGGCTTGTGATGCGGGCAACTGGCGCGTTCCGTCTCGGTCAGGTCGTCCGCCTCCGAACCGTAAAACAACGGCTGACGGTAAAAGTGCAGCGGCCGGAAGGGCGGCTCGGATTCCATCAGGGCCAGCCCGCAGTAGTAACGCCGCCGGTGCGGCCTCGGCTCGTTGTCCAGCGTGGAATGAAACACGCGGAACATCCTGCCGTCCCCCAAGTCCAGCGGCACCGTGCCGCCCTTGGGACAACCAAAGGGCCAGCGCGTCCACCCTTCCAGCGTCAACTGGTCCCCCGCATCGTGGTTGATGGTCAGCAGCGACGGGGCCTTGTGCTCCGCCACCACGCGGCCCGAATCGTCAAACTCAACCGTCACCTGCTCGCGCGGGCCTTGTGAATAAAAGGCGAACAACCGGCCGGACCGCTCGAAAAACACCCAGTTCTTCTCCATCGCCGAGCCGTCGTTGCGGCCGTAATCCGGCCTCCAGACATTGCGCAGCCGCCACGGCGGGCCGCCCGTCAGTTCGCCCACCCGCACAACGGAACAAAACGGGGCACCCGACACCAGACGGCTGTTGACAAAGGACAGCATCAGGCGGCCGCGCCACTCGAAGAAACGCGCATCCTCCATCGAATTGAAACCCGGGTCCCCCTCGCACTCCAGCGGAGACACCGAAAGCACGTTGAAGGCGTTGTCCAGTTCCGCCACGTGCAACGCCGTCGCCGCCCCGGAATGATGCGCCCGGAACACCATCAACAGGGTGTCCCCGCGCCGCCACAGGGTGGGGTTGTAGCCAAACCCGCCCAGCGCCGCCCGGCTCAAAATCTTCACCCCGTCGCGCTGCTCGTGCAGCGGCCGGAACAACGGCGGATTCCCCAGTTCCCGCAACGCCTCCACCGCCAGCCGCTCGTTGTATTCCACCCTCGGCGGCCGCCCGCCCTCCGCAACCTTGGGCGGACGATACAGCCTTTCGCCCAGCCACGGAATATGCACCGCCCCGTCCCGGCGCAGGTGCTCCATCAAAACCCGGTGCCAGTGGTGGTCGTTGCCCAGAACCAAGTCTGGAATCTCCTTGCGGTGCCGCAGCCACCAGCCTTTCGTGAAGCAAAAAACATCCACCGCCGGGGAAAACTCCAGCGCCAAGCCGCCGTCCACCACCCGATGCGAGTAGCAGGGCGTGTGATTCAGAATGGCCTTGGTCGCCGTGCTGTAAAGCGAGACCGGCCCGCGCGTCAGGCATATAATGTCGCGCTCCTCCATGCGCGCGCAGGCGAGATTCAACACGTCCTCCAAAAAAGGAAGCCGCTGCTTGTCCTTAAAGACCGAGCGCGTGTCCCGGCCCAAGGCCCCAACGTCTATCGGCGAATCCACCCAGATACCCTCGCAGTAGAGCTTGAGCCACAACGGACGCAACCGGTTGCGCTCCTCGTGGCTGGTCTCGTGGCCCGGATACACGTGAAAGATTCTCGGCATCGTGCCACCAATGGCCACCCTGCGACTGATGCAGCCCGGTTGCCCCACCGCGTCCATCCGGTCCAGAAGCTCCACCGCGTGAGCCGGAAACCGGGAATAGCGACACTGAAAAACATGGTTCGGCCGCCACGGCGAGCCGTTCCACAACAGCGGTTTGTCCTGCGAAATGGCCAGCACCGGAAGCGTCGGCACCGCACGCGCCAGATGCAGCGGCGCGGAGTCCACGGAAACCAGACAGTGCGCCAGTTCATACAGCCCAATCAGGTCGTAAAGCCGCTCCACCCTGATTTTCGACAGGTCCACCAGCCGGCGCTTGGCCTTGACCCTCGCCCGCAACAACTCCCACAGCAGTTCGCCATACTCGAACGGAGAGGATTCCGCCGCCGTGTTGACCAGCACAATCTCCAGCCCCTTGCTGCGATTGTAGGCCAGTTCCCGCAGCAACGGCTTGAACGTGTCGTATTCCCTGTCCCTGTCCCTGCGGTCAAACACCAGCGGCGGGTGCGTTTTCCAGTCTTTGAGCCTGCCGAAGATGCGCCAAGGCTCCTTGGCAAAGGAATCCGTCAGCGCGTGAGACGCCCCGGACGGAATATAGGTGCAGTCCCGGACATCCTCCTCATTCCCGCAAACCTGAACACACAGGACATCCTTGGACATCCTGTTGGCCTCGGCCACCGCCCGGCGAATTTCCGTGTGCTCCCCTTGAAACGGCACCACGTCCACGTACGAAACACCGTCCAGCAACGGGACATACTTGGACGCCACCATCAGAGCACACCTGCGACCAGCGTCAGCCTCAGCCTTGAGAACCGGGAGGAACAACATCAAGTCCCCGGCTTTCCCCAGCAAAACGACAAGTTTTTGCTCCACAATTAAACCCGGTTGACGTTAAAGGGGCTTGGGTTTCTCCAAGTAGGCGATTATCTCGGACTCGTCCAACAACCGGACAGGGTGCCCAGAAATCTCAAAAGTGAGACGCTCGCCGGCGTAGGATTCAAACAGGACAACGTGCCCAACCTTTAGCTCCGTGGATGCTTCTGGACCCAGAGCCACAATTTCCCCCCAGCGCGTCGGGGCCGACCCGGAAGCGGATTCCGGCGAATGAATAATGCTGCTCCCGTGTTCCTCGGTGAGCGGATACACAAGGATTCGGTTTCCTGTTGGTTTGATGGTCATATCATCCATGCTGGTGCGGGGCGCACCATCGCGTCCGAAAGGCCACGGAGGCCCTCAGAGTCGCTCATGCTTTTTGTCCGGGTTTTCCTCCATGCGGCCCGAAAGGTGTTCCATCGCCGAGCGTCCCGGCGTGTTCCTCATCTGCTCCCAGTTGACATAGGTTTTCAGCGGCACCCCGAGAATGTAGGCCGCCTCCTTCTGCAATCTGCTCCCACGCCACGCGCGCAGCCGGCTGGCAAAGGTATCAGCGCAAAACTGCCGGAGCATCGCCTCCGCCCGCGTCTTGCTCGCCTTCGCCGTGAAGCGCCTCCACGACTCTTTCAGGGCCTTTGGACTTTTGCCGCTGCTCCGCGCGTACGCCGTCAGAATCATCTTTGTTCTCTGATTCATTTCGCCTTGCTACCAGCCCGCCGTGCGCGAGTCAAGTAGTTTTCCGGTTTGCCTGTTGTCCCCCACGGATATACGTGTCCGACAGACACAACAACCCGGCTCGTCCCCGGGAGGAACGTATCGCCGCTCGTTCCCGGCTGGCGGCTCAGGCTGCCAAGGGTGCCAGTGCTTCGACTGGCGAACGGCTTCACCGCCGTTGGAGACGCGCCCGCTCCAAGAACCAAAACCGACAACCCGCCCCTGATGGGGCAAAACCAGAACAATCTTATGGCCTTTTCATTTCAACAGTGTCAGCGGATTAACAACATCCTGTTCCGCCGGACTCCCAACTTCGACAAGCGGCTCGTCAAAGACCGATTCCCGCAGGACTACACCTACTCCAACATGTACCAGCAGGAGAAGTGGCCCTCGGGGACGGGCACCCAGCATGTCCGTGACCGCGTTCACGTGACCGACCCCAACGACGATGGTTGCTGGGACATCGTTTCCATCGGCGGCACCGGCTCCGCCACCGGGTGCGATGCCCTCTGCTCGCCCGGCCGCAAGGTGGTGGGCTTCGGCTCCACGCGCTACACCTACGAGAAGGCGCATCGGGACTACATGACCCCGCCCATGTGCTTCGACCAGATGCGCGACGTGGAGGAAATCGCCGAACAACTCGCCGCGCGCATGGAGGGCCTCAAGGAGTTGCCGGACGCCATCGTCTCGGGCTACCTCCGGCTGCGCTCGCTCCAGCTTGCCGATGTTATCCATATCTGCGGCGCGGACACCCTGACCGTGCCGGTGACTTCCGGCATGTTCACCAACAACTGCACGCGCATCAATCTGGGCGGCACGGGCAATTTGCCCACGTCCAAGCTGACGTTGCAGTATCTCGACAACCACGCCGAGGACCTGCTCTACAACGGCTACTTCCGCAAGGACTTCATGCCGCAGGGCCTCTACGCCATCACCACCGACTTCCAGACGCACCGCGACCTGTGCCAGCAGAACCCGTCGCTTTCCAGCATGTGGGCGCTGCCGGACTTCGACAAGGGCGGCAAGTTCTTCGAGTACGGCATGATGCAGAAGGCCGTGGGGAACTGGAAGTTCAAGCTCGACCCCGAACCGATGCGCTTCCAGCATGTCGGCGGCGGGGTGCTGGAGCGGGTGCGCGCCTACGAAAACGTGGCCACCACGGTGGGCAAGCGGAAGGAGTTCTCGCAAGCCTACAAGAACGCCCCCTACCAGCTTTACCACGTGTTCAACCGCAACGCCTCGACGGTTTTTGTCGGGGACATCACGCCCGTTCACCCCGAATTGAAGTTCAACATGGCCCGCTCGCTGCTTGGTCAGTGGTCTTGGAAGTCGCCCCACTACTTCACGTTCACCGACCCGAACAACGGCACGACCTGCGCCTACCAGAACGACAAGGGCAACTACGGCTACCTGCTCGGCGAGTTTGAACTGGGCATGGTGACGGACTACCCCGAAATCGAAATGTGGATTCTCGCTTTGCGCGAACCGCAGGGCATTGTCAACCTGCCCCGCTCGGCGGCCGTGCCCTCCGTGGTCACGCAATCGCTGGCTCCGTACAACTCGGGGCTTTGCGCTGGCGACGACGAGGACTAACTGGCGTATTAGTCCCACCGTCAACAACAGGGCGGTGTGTCGGTTTTCCGCCGGCACACCGCCCGAAGGGCAAAAATGCAAAACGAAAACACTCAGGAGCCGGGTTCCGGCTCCTTTTTCCTTTCCGCCGCAGAGCTTGGCAAAGAGGGACACTGCAACCCCGGCGACATCATCCGGCTGCGAGTCGTGGACGTGGGCGACAACGGCGAATACGAAGTGGAGCTTGACGGCGTGGAGAAAAGCGGCGATGCCTCAAGTGACACCGGCGAACTGGCGGACGAGCTTCGTTCGGCGATGGACGCCGGCGAGTCCGGCGGGTTCGACGACGACACGGAAGAAACGCAATACTGACCTTCCATGAATCTGGGAAAAAGGCAGTCAGGTGAAATAGCTCCGGTCAACCCCGATACGAAGGGGGCAACCAGCTACCCCTCCCTCAGTTTCAGCGACAGCATCGCCAAGGCGTTCCTCAAGAAATACAAGCCGGAAGTCGGGGATGAATTGACCGCCACCGTCAAGCTGCGGGTGTCGGGAATCAACGTGAGCAGCTATGGCCACAGCGTTTCGTTCGACGTTGAGGCCATCAACAACGTCAAAGACTCGGGCGGAGCCTCCGAGCCTGACCTCGCCGGCGAAATGCGCGAGGCGCTTGAGTCGGACGACGACGACGAGAACGACGAGAACGAACCCGAGGAATACTGACTATGGCCAACCCCACCTGCTCACTGACCACGCTCGTCACGAACGCAGCGCAATACAACCAGCAGTTCATCACTCCGCAAATGAAGCGGTGTCTGGCGATTTACGCCAAGGTGCTGGAACTCGAAGCCATCGGCGGCACCGATTACACCGGCGACGGTCTGGTGGGGGCGCTGGCCAGCGATGCCGCATCGCTGTTCAACAGCGGCTTCACGCCGGACGCACTGGAGGCTGCCAACCTTGCCATTCTGTTTGCCAACGCCACCGCTGCCGGGGCCACCGTCCCGGCAGACGTGAACGACAAGCTGGCCGCCATCAACAAGCTGTTGCAGACCGACCCCAACATGCTGGCCAAGATGGACACGCTGTTGAACTGCAAGCTCGGCGTCCACAAGAACTACCCGCAGTAAAGTCAGCCCATGCCCTGCGACGCCCAAGAGTTGCTCAATGCCGCCGTGGCGGGAGGGTTCGACAACCTTTCCGACCACACGCTCAAGGTGGCCATCGCCGAGATGGTCTGCCAGTCGCGTGGCGTCATCCCGTCGCAGGGCACGAACCCGACCGACCCGCCGGCCAACCCGGCCGTCGCCAGCCTCGTGCTCCAGACGGCGACCAACAAGTTGTGGGCGTGGAATCCGGTCACGGAGACATGGTTTTCAGTCAACTGATAGATGCCGGCGTGCGACATCAATTCGCTTCTCGCGCAGATGGCGTCGGGCGGGGTGCTTAACCTCGACGACCGGGCGACCCTGCTTGCCATCGCCGGCGCACTCTCCCAGCAGCTTGGTGGCGTCAACGCGGTGACTGCCGTGGTTGACGGGAAATCCTTCCTCAAGTTCGACGACCGCATGTTGAATGCGGCCATCGCGGCGGCCCTCTGTCCTTCCTGATATGCCCTGCGATGCTCAAACCTTAATCAATGAGGCGGTCTCTCAGGGCTACGACCAGCTTGACGACCACAGCCTCAAGGCCGCCATTTTGCAGCTTATTTGCAACGGCGGCGGCGGTGGTGGCGGCGGCGTTTGGGGCAGCATCACCGGGACGCTCTCCGACCAGACCGACCTGCAAAGCGCGCTGGACGACAAGCTGGACAAGCTGCTCCCGTCGGCGAACGTCTTTGTTGGCAACGCCGGCGGCGAGGCGGCGGCGGTCCCGCTCTCCGGGGACATCGGCATCAATGATTCCGGCGTGACCTCGATTCAACCCGGGGTCATCACCAATGCGGACATCTCGGCCTCGGCCGCCATCTCCCGGGACAAAATCGCCGCCGACTTGGCCGCCCCCGGTGAACTCCTGTTCAACGACGAGACGACCGGGCGAATCACTTCCAGCCTGATGATGGCCGTGACCACGGCCGGGCTGGGCAGGTTCTATCCGCTGGGCATGACCCTCCGCATTGCCAGCGCCTCGCCCGGCGGGACCCCGCTCAAGTTCCAAGGCGGCGCGCTCGTGACCACGCCGGAGGCCGGCGCGCTGGAGGCGCTGAACACCGGGGACGACATCTACTACACCATCGCCACCGGCCCGGCGCGCAAGAAGCTGGTCATGGCCGACCCGACCGGCGGCCTGACCTCCGGTCGCGTGCCCTACACGACGACCAACGGCCGGCTGACCGACACGTCCGTGTTCACCTACGACCCCTCTGTTGGCGGCGGCAGGCTGTCGGTGAACAGGATTCTTCTGGCGGCCGGCTCCGCAACCGCCGGAAACGCTCCGCTCAAGTTCACAACCGGAACGCTCCTCTCCACTCCAGAGGCGGGTGCGGTGGAATACTCGTCTGACGCGCTCTACCTGACAATCAACACGGGCACGGCCCGGAAGCGCGTCGTTCTGTCGGACATGGTTTCCGGTTTCAGCACCGGGAGCGTGCCGTTTGCGAACTCAACCGGAAGGTTGACCGAGTCCCCGAGGCTCTACTGGGATAACAGCAACAACTCCCTGTACGTCAAAAACACCGCCGCGCAGTATCTAAATCTGGTCGTTGGTGGCGACAGCGTGAACTCGTCGGCTTTTATTTTCGAGAACGACAACTTTCCGGGTCAGCAGTGGACTTTTGCCATGTCCGGCGGCAACTGGCTCTCCACCGGCGAGTTTGTGCTCGACGAAGTTGGGGTTGGCGTTGCGATTATTGTCTCGCCCGGAAACCACTACACCCTCATCGGTCAGGGCACATCAACCCCCGAGTATCAGCTTGACGTTCAAGGCGACGGAACAATCAACGCCCTCAACGGCTATTACATCTCCGGGACGCCCGGGGCCACGGACAGCGTTGTCGCCGGCTCGGTGACGCTCCACTTTGTTGGTGGACTGTTTGTTGGTTACAGCTAGTCTTTTGGTCAACCTAGCGTTTGTTTTATGGCTCAAATCACCATCAACATCCCGGACGCCGCCATGCCGCGCGTGATTGATGCTTGGGGCGCGGGTTACAGTTCAACGCTGCCGGACGGTTCCCCCAACCCGCAGACAAAGGCGCAGTACGCCAGAGCCAAAATCATTTCTGCGCTCAAGAACCGGGTCGTCATTTACGAGTCCGGCGAGGCGTCAAGGGTAGCCGCGAGAAGCGCCAAGCAAAAGGCGGAGTCCGAGATTGCCATCAGCTAGGGTTCAAAAAATGAACGCAAAAACCGAGCCGGCGAGGCTCACAATCACGGAACTCAAGGCTTTGGCCTACGACAGAATCGCGGCCATAGAGCGGCTCCGCAACGACCTGTCCACAATCAACGCCGAAATCGAAAGGCGCTACGCCGAGGAGGCCAAAAAACTGAAGGTTTCGCCGCCATCCGAAAAGGGCGAAACCACTGAAAGCGAGGATGCACAGTGAGGAATTTCGTTAATCAAATCTCCCTCGGAAACTGGCTGACGATTGCCACGTTGATTGGTGGTTTTTCCCTCCAGTGGGGGGCTTTCAGCGCGAAACTCGCCGCGCACGAGGCCGCCATAGACAAGCACGAAAAGGCGATTCAGACCTTGGAAGTCCGGTCGCGCGGTCTTTACACCGTCTCCGAGGCTTACCAAGAGCAGCGGGCCACGGATTCAAAGCTGGCCGAGATAGGGCAGCGCGTGGCCCGGATTGAGGAGGGCGTGGCATCCATCCGTCAGGCCGTTTCGCGCATCGAAAACAAATCTGCTCCGTGATACGCGCCCTTCTGTTGTTTCTGGTCGCCGTTTGCCCATGCCTTGCGCAGACCAACGCTCTGCCGCAGTGGGCTGTGGACGAGTTGCTCGCCCGCATGGCGGCCTACTCGAACCAGTCCACAGCGACGCCCGTTTCCGCGCCCACCGGGGAAACATCCCCCAACACTTTTCAGCCGCCGCCGGAGTCAAGCATCACCCCCACAACCAACCGGAGCGCCAGCCCACCCATCGGCGCTGCAACTTCGGCGGCGGCGCAATGGATTAGGACCAGATACAGCCCGGACAGATGGGGCGGTGTCGTTTGGTTTGTTGAGAGCGAAACCGGCGGGGTTCTTGTTCCGGTGGACATGGCCGTTGGCTTTGCGCCCGGCATGATTGTGCCGTTGCACGGCCTGCTCCCCAAGGGATACCAAGGCCCGCTGCCGCCTTCCGGCGAAGGGCTTCCCGACCCGGCTGAAGTTGACATTCGCCCCGTGCTGGTCGCGTCCGCGCCTGCCCCATCGGTGGCTCGCGGCGTCGTGCCGACCAATCTGGTGTCCTCCATTGTGCAGTCGCGCCCAGCCATGCACCTTGTTGTCGTCAAAGCCGGGCGCTGGATTTATTCGGAGGCGCGAATACCATCGCCCGAAGAATGAGCGATGGACAGGAAGCCGCAGGAGATGATTTTGTTTCCCCGGATTACCCGCTTCGGGTGCTGGACGCCTTCCGGCGCTGGGAACTGGAAAACCTGAAGGACGAGCGCAGGGTGCTCCTGAAGCTGGTCTGCGGCAAGCCCGCCGGACACAAGCCGTTGCGACGCAAAAGCCAGACCGCCCAGCCCGTTCGGTTCCAGTTTGAGCCGCTGGAAAAGGTCATGCTTGGGCACGTGCGCGCCGTCCTCGAAAAAACACACTGGAACTTTTCCCTGACATCGAAGATTCTGGGAATAGACAACGCCACGCTTTACCGCTGGCGCAAAAAATTCAAACTCAAAAAGCCATGAAAACCACCATCGCCACCATCCTTGCCGCGCTCGCCATCCTGCTCGTTGGCTGCAACAGCGTTGACAGGTGGGTTCAATCCACCGGCAAGCCTGTCGCCACCAACACCATCCCCGCCGTGATTGACCCCGGCACCGGGGCGGTCATCAAGCCCGAGGAGCAGGTCGTCTCCTACGAGCTTCCGCCCGAATATCACAAGGCGATTGAGGACATCAACGCCACGGCGAGGACCTTCGGGGTCCCCTCCGTGGAGATTATCACCGGGATGATTACCACCCTGCTGGCCGGGGTCTTTGCGTGGAGCAACAACCGGCGCGCCAAGCGAAACCAGACGGTTTCGGAGATTCTCGTGCAGAACGTGGAGACGGTGAAGAAGCTGGCGCTGCAATACGCGAAGGCGGCCCACCCCAACGACCCGGCGGCGGTGGAGAAGGTCAACGAATGGATTAACAAGGCGCTGGCCGGCGCTCAGGGCATGGCGGGCGTTGAGGAAATCGTTCGCAGCTTGGTGCTCAAGCACACCGGCAACACGCTGCTGGAAGTCGGCGTTGACCCGGCGGGAACTGCGGTCAAGCCGCCCAAGCCCTAATCTGATTCTCCTTCACCGGCGGCGGAGGCTGCGGCTTCCGCCGCCATTTTCTTTGCCTCAACCTCGGCGGCGGCAAGCGCCAAGCTCCGCTCAATCTCGGCGGCGGCCTCGGCGTCCAGCCGTCGCTGCTCGGCGATGAACTCGGCTTCCCTGCGGGACTGCTCGGCCTGAAACGCCTCAAGCTGCTGGCGGGCGCGCAACTTGTGCTGCTGCTCGGCAATGACGACCTTCTGTTGCGCCTGAACCTGAGCGGCTTGGGCCTTGGCCATCGCCGCCGGGTCGGCCTGTGCCTGCTGCGCCTGCTGCTTCTCCGCCAGCCGTTGCCCGAACGCCTTGATTTCGTTGTCCAGATTCCCAAGGTCATCGGCGAACTGGCGGGCCAAGTCGGCCTGATTCTGGTCTTGGGCGAGCAACTGGATTCGCTCGGCGATAAACTGGGAGGCCGTGACCATCCCGTGAAGCTCTTGGGGCGTGGGCACGCCTTCCGTGCGGGCAACCGCCGCAATTTTCCCAGCCAGCATCCCAATGAGAACCTCGCAGAGTTCCGCCGGAGGAACGTTCTCGCGCACCGGCGGAACAACACCCTGAATGAGCGAGCCGAACGCCGCCCCCGCAATTTCCTGCGCGTCGGTAATGTCCCGCTTGGCGGCCTGCGGGGCAAGGCTCTCCGCCAGCGTCGGGTTGCCAGTCACCGCCTCGGTGAAGATGTGGAGAATCTGCGCCTGAGCCGAAGGCGAATACAGCGGCCGGTGCTGCATCAGGGCTTGCGCCTGCGTGACCTCCATGACCGGGTTGCCCGAACCGACCGGGACCTCCGGCGTAATCTCCCACCGCTCGGAATTGAGCCATTCGCGGGGAACACCCTGCCGGCGACATTCGCTCTGGAACTTCTGCACATCGGGGTCCGTGGTGGAGGACAGGCAGAACCGCCGGCAAATCTCCCGGTAGGCGAAGGTCTCGTACATGAACGCAGTGGAAAGCAGACCGGACATCATCGCGTTGACCTGCGCCACCTTGGCCATCGTCTCCGTCGCCGTCTGCTCCTTGCTCGTTCCGGTGTCAATTTCCTGCGTGTAACTGGACGACGCCTCTGACATCAGTTGCCGGAGTTGCGCCATCGTGGCCCCGATAAGGTTGGAATCCACCTGATGCCGCTGCGTTTGCGGCACAATCTCCACGCCGCTGGGCACGACGCACTTGTCAAAAAGCTCAATCTTTTGCGCGCGGTCCCGGTCCACCGGGTCGTTGACCCGGAACCAGATGTTCATGGAGTCCATCACGTGCTGCACGAGCCGGCAGCGCATCAGGTTGGTCCAGAAACACGGCTCCATGAGCAGGAACCCGAGCGACCGGACGCTGTGCCACAAAAACGGGGCCTTGTTGTTCAGGTCGCCAAACTGGACGTGGAGAATCCGGTTCAGGTTGGAGGCAAACGGTTTCTCGCTCTTGTAAATCCACTCACTGCCGGCCTCGTTGATACTTTCATCCGGGACCACCGCCAGATACCACCGGGCGCGCGCCCCGTTCTGGTCGCGGTAAAAGAAGTTCCACATCGGAATGGTCGGCAGCGCGTCGGAGGAAAAGTAGCCGATGTTCTGCTTGACCAACTCCGCCGCCTTTTCCGGCTGTTCGAGCCAGTCAAAGTCCGTGACCGCAGACGTGTTTTTGTCGGCATACCTTTTGAGCAGGGCCGCCACCACCTTGCGATTCCAGCCACGGTCGCTGTTCTCGGAAAAAACCTTGGCCACCAGTTCGCCGTAGGTGTAGCGCCGGCGCTCGGCAAACCACTCCAGATTGCGGAGGGACACCTCGGTGTCGGTCGGGACCCGCAGGTCCTCAATCGCCACGTAACGCGGCAACCACTGGTCCGGCGTGTCCCATATCTGCGCCCCGATGCCGTGCGCCACAACGCAGGAAAACTTGGAGCGGACAACCTCGAAGTACTCCAAGCTCAACTTCATGGAGCGGTTGATTTGCTGGGTGATGATGCTGCTCCAGTGTGCTTGGTTTCTGGGGTCTGCGGTTGGCAGCGACACGCGGAAAAACATCCCCGGCTTGAGGAAGGCGTTGTAATACTGGCGACGGGCGTGTTGCGCCAGAACCGGAGCCTCGCCCCAGTTGCAGTTCACCTTGATGTTCCACCGCCGCGCCTCGTCCTCGCTCAACGGCGGCGCGCCGTTGAAAAGCTCATTGACCTTGACGCGGTTAAGCCCGCGAATCCGCTCCACGTCGTCGGAGGCGTGAATCGTTTTCAGGACATCCCTCGGGGTTTTGAACGTCATACATTCTCCTTCTTCATCCAGCAATGCTCCGGCAGTCTGGCTCTAACATCATCATTGGTGTGCGAGCGGATATGTTCTATTGGAACAAACACCTTCAGCGGGAGGCAACACCCGCAGGCCCGGCACATGGAAAGCTGGGTTTCAACGGAAACAGAAAGCCCCATTTCGGACTTCTTGGCAAGGTGGCTTTTGATGACCTCGGCGATGGGGTTTGCCGTCACCCTCTCCCACCAGAGCGGCTCGACATTGAGCGGGCAGCCAACGCACGCCTTGGCACGCTGTTCGGCTTGGGCGTTTGAAACCGGCCGCCCGCCGCTTCCAAGCCACTCCGCAAGGATGGCCGCGCCGGCGGCCAAGTTTGAAACCGCGCTCATATTTCCGCGCCACAACCGCCGCACCCCCCTTTTGCGGGGACGCGAACGGACTCCCGGAAGGGTTGCTCCGTGTTGTAGCAAAAACGCACCATGTTCCCGAGGCGCTGGCAGTTGTAGGCGTCAATATCCTCAAGACAGCTAAGATAGTCGCTGCGCTCCAGATTGTTCGCCTTGCGGAAGTCGGAGACCTTCTGGGCAAGCTCGTGAATCAGCGGCGTGGACTCAAACTTTTTCTCCACCCCATCGGTCTGGTGGTAGAGGAAGCCGCCGGGAGGAACTTTTGTGTGAGAGATTAAACGGTATGGCATGGCTAGACGTGTTGAAGCTGGCGGCCCTTAATCATGGACTCGTATTCCTGCTGCCTCTCAAACCAGTAGTCGCTCGGCAGGCGGACATCAAACGTGGGTTCGCCGGCGCGCTGTATCTTGAACCCCTTTTGCCGGGCCATTTCCAGCGCGGTTACGAGCCAGTCAAACAGGTCGGGTGAGCGGGCCATCCGGGCGCGGGCCTTGGGGTCATGCTTGGACTCGACGAAAATCTTGTTGGCCTTGGAACGGCCGTATTCGCGGGAACACCCCTCTTTCATCACGTCCTCGGGCAGCCCGCGCATCTGCCCGCACTCGATGGTGTAACGTGCGGAAAACCAAAGCTCGGTCACAAAGTCGTAGTAGTGCTCGTCGCACCGCTTGTGCCGGCGATGGTCGCCGTCCTGAATGTAAAGGTCATGCCGCACCGGGCGCGTGGACGGCTTGCCGCCAAACTCGATGGGCTGCGGGGTTCTGGACCCCATGATGCGGGCAAAGGCCGCACCGAGCGTCCCTCGCCCGGTGGAGTCGTATCCGATGTTCTCCGGCGGAATCCCCAGCGCCTCGCACTCTTGGCGGACAAACTCGGCAATCTGGTCCTCCGGCGTCATGGACACCGAGACCGAGATGGGAACAATCTTGGGAGGGTGAACGCAAAAAATCTGCGTGCCGTCCTTGGAGTCTCCAAACTCGGCGTAGCCGGCAACGCAGCGGTCGCCGCCGGTGCCGGAGTAGGCCGCGTCCACCGCATAGACCATCGTTCTCGGCGTGCCCAGCCATTCGGGTGGTTCGTTGGCCCGGTGGATGCGGCACAGGTCCGGCGTGATGACGCGACGGGCCAGAAGCCCGGTTTTCATCACGCCAACGCACTGCGAGTAGTATTCCGCACTGTCCGGCCCCCAGAATGACAGAACCTCGTCAATCTTCCCCTTGTGAATCAGATACGGGTAGCGCGGCTTCTGGCTTTCCGGGAAGTCAAAGTTCGGGGAGTCCGTCCCGACAAAGTTGACGGTCTTGCCGTTGAGAAACCTGTTTTTCCAGACCGTTGTTTTTTTCGGCTCGGGCATGGCTCCCCAGCCAATTTCCGGCTCGGCCGCCTGCCCCAGAGGGTCTCCGGGGTCGTTGGGGTTGCCGATGGGGATGAAGCGGAAAAACTCCTTGCCGCCAAGGTTGGACACCGCCGACAGGAAGGTTGGCCCCATCGCTTGGCACTCGTCGGCGATAAACACCAACCGCTTGCTCTTGATGCCGATATACTTGCCAAGCCCGACATACTGGCCGCCCTGCAAGCAGGGGATGCAGATGATGCCGCGATTGAGAACCTTCCCCTTCTTTTTGCCGGTCGCCTCGTCCGGCGGTGTTTCCGTTGTGATGGCGTGGAGAGACTCGAAAATCTGGCCGGGCAGCCACGGGAAGGCGTCGGTGGCCCGGTTGTAAAGTCCCTTCATCGCGCCCCACACGCGAAGCTCCAGCCCGCGAACGTCGGTTGAGGACACCAAAACGCAGGTCTCCTTCGGCCAGCAAAAGTAGTTCACAAGGCCGAACTTGGAGGCGGTATATGTCTTGGCGGAGTCCTTGGGTCCCAGCAGGCAGGTCACGGTGTTGTTGACGAACTCCCGGATGGCAAGGTCGCACCACCGATGCCAGTCGTCCTCCGGCCAAAGCAGCATCATCGCCGCCTTGTAGTGCTCGAACATCCCCAGCCCGTATTCCTTTTCCTCCCTTTTGTTCCGCCAGAACCCCCCGTTGCGAAGCATGAAAAACTCGATGGCCAGCGGGTTGGTTCCGGCCGGCCATTGCAGCCCGTATTTCTCAAAGGTTGTTGACGAACCGGCCGGCATGGCGCAAGTGTTGGACGTGAATTAACCTTTTCCCCGCCATGCCCGCAACCCAAAGCTGCACCCCTTGTTGCACCACCCCGCAAAGCGTAGAGATACCCGGCCCGGAGGGGGACGCGGGCATCAACGGCGCGGACGGCCAAAACGCCTTCACCACCACGACGGCCAGTTTCAACGTGCCGTCCGTCGGGAACACCGTTGTGGTCGCCGTTCAAAACTCCAACTGGATGGTCGCCGGGCAGGTCGTGGTCACGGACGGCCCGGCCCACTTCCTCGTGGACTCCATCGGCAGCCCCACCAGCGTCACCTTGGAGTTCTTGGGGTATGCAGGAGACGTTGCCCCGTCCTCCACGGTGGCCTCCGGTTCCAAGGTTTCGCCGTCCGGTGTCGCCTCCCCGCTGTCCGCCCCGCTGCCAACGTCGCTGACGGACAACTCGACCGGCACCGCGAGCAATACCATCGCCGCCGGGGTGGGGGTTTCAACTCTCGTTTTCCCGCTTTCATCTTTGGCAACGGGAATTGTCTCCGGGGCGATGGACATTGTGACCGGATTTACTCCGGGATACAGGTTCAAACTGCTCGCCTTCGGTTTTGTCACCACCATCGTTGGGGCCGGGGCCGGGGCGTCGCAGGTTTTCAACCTTGAAATCAACTCCACGGACGTGACGGGGGGCGTTTTGACCCTGAATCTGGCCGCCACGGACACGGTGGGCGAGAATACCGCCGCAACGGCCATCACCGCCGACAACGTGGGCAGCGCAACCGACACTATTTCCATCGAAAAAGCCTCCGGCGGCACCGTTTTTACTTCGGGCGCAGGGTTCTTCTGGGTTCAGATTCAAAACATGGACACCGCAGACGCGGTTGCGTCCCTCGCCGAGCATGTCAACGACCTGATTACATCGTTGACGCCGTAAAAAAACAGGATGCGGACGCATGGAATTGACCGCAAGCCTTGGTCCGTTCGACGCCGGCGTAAATGCCGGCGTTTCTCCGCTGATTTTGCCGGACAACCAGCTTGCTTCTGCGACCAACGCCACGGTGCGCGGCACCTATGTTCGCCAGCGGCCGTGTTTTCGCAGAATCGCCATCAATTCCAGTGACGGCGCGATAAAGCAGGCCGCCACCAAGGCGTATTTTCAGGGCGCAACCTACTTTGCGCCCGACAACCAGCCCGAGTGTCTGGTCGCCGCCATCGGCGGCAGGCTTTTCCGGTTTGTTCCCTCCGATTTTTCCGCCGATGTCTCCGAGCACACGGTGGCCGGAGACCCAAACCCGGCCGACCGGCCGCAGGCGTGGCTTTGGCAGGCCGAAAAGTGGGTCATCTGGAACGACGGCCTGAGTCGCCCGGTGTTTTTTGACGGCACGGTGTCGTTTCGCTCCAACTGGAACACGCCGCTGTCGTTTTCCACCGCCACGGCGACCAACCCCCTCGTGGTTCCGGCGATAGGCTCAACGACCGTGGCCACACCAACCTTTGCCGATACTTCAAACATGGAGGAGGGGGACATCCTCACCTTTCAGGGCATCGGCCAGTTTCTAGTGCAATCGGTTGACAGCCCAACCACGGCAACACTGGTCAACGTCAACGCCTCACCGACCGGGAAAACCATTCCTGTCGGCACGATTGTGACATGGCAGCACATTGGCGAGCAGTTGCCCCCGGGACGGATGGGCACCTACGGCTTGGGGCGCAACTGGGTTTCGCTGGTGGACGGCAAGCAGTTCATCGCGTCCGACTTGGTGGGAGGCTCGTCCGGCACCATCGCCGAGGGGTTCCGTGACGCCGTGCTTTACGTCACGGAGAACAGCTATCTGGCGGGGGGCGGCAACTTCACGGTTCCGGGGTCGGTCGGCGACATTCAGGCGATGCGTTTCACCGCAACGCTGGACGCCTCTCTCGGGCAGGGTCCCTTGCAGGTGTTCACCTACAACACCGTGTTCTCCTGCAACGCCCCGGTGGACCGCGCTTCTTGGCAGGATTTGGTCAACCCGATACTCACCGAGTCCCTGATTGCCAGCGGTGCCGTGTCCCAAAACGCCACCGTGAACGTCAACGGGGACCTGACGTTTCGCTCGGTTGACGGATTGCGCTCGCTGATTCTGGCGCGCCGGGAGTTCTCCACTTGGGGAAACACCCCCATCTCCCGCGAAGTGCAACCGCTGCTGGACCGGGACGAGCCTTCCGCGCTGTCGTGGGCGTCGGCCATCGTTTTCGACAACCGCCTTCTGGTGACGGCATCGCCCTCGCAGCACGAGCTTGGCGTGTATTTCCGGGCCATCGTCCCGCTAAACTTCGATGCCCTCTCCTCGCTCCGGGGAAAGGCCCCGGCGGTCTATGATTCACTGGCTTGGAGCGGCCTCAACGTCTTGCAGCTTGTCACCGGCAATTTCAACCGCAAGCCAAGGGCGTTCGCGTTCACGCTCAACACCACCACCAGCGAGATTGAGCTTTACGAAATCCTCACCACCGATGCGGCCGACTACGACAACGACAACAGCGAAAACCCGGTGTCCGTTGTCTGGACCTTGGAGACCCCGGCCATGTTCCGCTACGCCAAGGATGACCCGCGCAGCGAGGCTTACAAGCGACTGAGCGACGGCGAGATTTTTGTGGACCAACTGAAGGGCGAGGTTGTTTTTCAAGCCTTCTGGCGGCCCGACCAGTGGCCGTGTTGGATTCCTTGGCATCACTGGAAGGAGTGCGCCGCGCCCGGTGACGACGGAGCCACCCGGCCGCAGTTTCGTCCGCGCATGGGTCTCGGTGAGCCGCCCTCGCTGCCTTGCGACGAAACGAACAACCGGCCGCTGCGCGAGGGTTACACGTTTCAGTTCAAGCTCATCATCACCGGCAGGTGCCGGCTGCTGGGAATCCGTCTGAAGGCGGACACCATACCGCAACCGAAATACGCCCGGCCGAACTGCTGCCTGTCGGACAACGCTGGCGAAACATGAGTGACTGCCCGACATGCGGAGCGATTCCCTGCGGAACGGTTGACGACATTGACCTGTTCTCGCTGCAATCGGAGACGTTCCCGTTCGTCCTGAACTGTCCGCCGGGATACGACTGCACCGGTCTTTCCTCGTTCAACATGCTGTGCTGCGGCCAGAGCATCGGCGAGGTTTTCCCGAATGACGCCACACTGGAGCAACGGCTGGAAATCATCCGCCGCGTCGTCCAGCGGTGCTTCGTCGCCCAGCTTTCGTGCGAGAACGTCAACGAGCCGGTCCTTCTGCCGCCATCCGGCGGGTCCGGCGGCGGCGGTTTCAGGGTTTATTACTCGCGCCCGCAGGCATACACGGTTTTCTGCCCGGACGGGACGCCGTTCACGTATTCCGCCCGGGCCGGGTTGTTCGCCAGTTTTTCTCAGGAGGCGGCCGATGCGGCGGCGATGCGATTTGCCCGGGCGCAGGCGGCTTCGCTTCGGATATGCCTTAGAGGCATCCCGGGTTTTATTTGTGCCGGAAACGAAACGGCCATTCCCATTGTCGCCACCGGGGGCGGGCTGGCCGAGCCGCCGGCCATGAACTACTGGCAGGTGGAGTCGGGGTCCGTCCCGACGGGCATGTTGCTGGGCGACGGATACCTTCCCGGCTCGTCCGGGTCTGCGGCGGCCATTCTGGCCGGAACTCCGTCCGCTGGCGGGCAGTACCAGTTTCGCGTCCGCGTCACCGGGGAGGCCGGCGCAACGCAGTCCAAGGAGTATTCCGTCTGCGTGGTGGAAATCACCCCGGACGAACTCCCGGAGGTTGTTGAGGACGAGCCTTATTCGCAGCAGTTGTCGGTCAGCGCGTGCGCCGGCGCGGCCGCATGGACGATTGTCAGCGGCACGCTTCCGGCCGGGCTGACCCTGTCCCCGGACGGACTTATCTCCGGCACGCCAACCGAACAGCCTTCAGGCCCCATCACGGTCCGGGCAACCATTGTGGTCTCGGAGGACGGGGACACCTTGGATTGCGAGCGGGAAATATCGTTTGCCGAGCCGCCGCCGGAGAACGAGGCGCTCGCATGGTGGAGAATGGAGGAGGCCAGCGGCAACCGCATTGATGCCATAAACAGCGTGGAGCTTGAGCCAACTCAAGACCTAAGCTGGGCCGGGCCACCGCCAGAAGGTCCATACGGTCCGGCCTTCGCCTTGGTGTCAGGGACATCCGGGAAGGTCGGCGGTGCCGTTGAGCTTAGTGGGGCGCAGGGGGACTTTTTTGGTGGCAACTTTTGGGTTCCGTTTGTGGACCTGCACCAAGTTTCAGGTTACTCCACAACGACCAGCCCGGGCACCGGGTTGTCCATGATTCTGTGGGTGAAATACAACACCCCCATGCTCGTGGATTACTATGCCCAGTGGGTTCTGGACTCCGGGCGCGGGCTTATTCTCAGGTTTTCAGGTTCCGTGATTGAGGTTGAAACCGGGGGGAGCGGGAACGTCTCCGCCCCGTTCTCCCCGGACGGAAACTGGCATTTTGTCTTTTGCAGCTATGACCCCGGCACCAACACGGTGAAACTAAGCATTGATGACGGCACCGTCTATTCCACCGGGACGGTCCTGCCGATTCCACCGGGAACATCGGGCAGCGTGACAGCCTATCCGGGAACCGGACTTCCCATTACCGGAGGAGGGTTTGCCTTTTCGCTGGATGAATGGGCCTTGTTTGATGCCCCGCTCACGCCGGAACAGGTCACGTTCTTCTATAACGGTGGCGCTGGCAGGACCTATCCTTATTAACCAGAAAACTCTTGCTCTTTATCCTTACAGGGGCCAGTAGTTTTCCGTGCCGCCATGCTGCTTACCCTGAAAGAAGCCCGGGAATCCTCGCTTGCTGACATCGCCAGCGCGTGCCCGTCGTCAGCCAAGTTCGCGTCCCTGCTCAACGAGGCCACCGAGCGGCTCCTGCGGCGTGGCGACTGGGAGAAAACCGTTGTCCCGATTTACGTCTGTGTCCGGCGCGGGTGTGTCACCTTCCCGCGCTACGTTGGTTCGGTTCGCAAGGCCAACGTTTGCTCGCACAGCGTCCCGCTGAACAACAACTGGTATTCGTTTCTCGACTTTGACGCCGGGCGCAACTGGCGTTCCTGCTACTGGTATGGGTGGCTCGGGTCGCAGTTGCAGATGACGCAGACCTATCCGGCCCCGACGTTTGACGACATTTACGGCGACGGGCGGCTGGTGCGCGTGTATCCGCAGGCCAACGCCGACGTGGGCAGGACCGTGAAGATTTTCGGTCTGGACAACCACGGGCAGGAACTCAAGACGCGCGAAAACGACGGCTCTTGGACGCCGGGAATCACCATCACCATCGCCAAGCCGTTCGGCAGCAGCAGCGTTTTCGTCAGGAAAATTGAGCGCGTCATCAAGGATGAGACCACCGGCCCGGTCTCGATGTTTGCCTACAACGCTGACGGCGATTTCCTTGAACCGCTGGCGACTTACGAGCCTTCGGAAACCAACCCGGAATATGTCCGCTTCAGAATCACCGGCGGCTGGCCCGGTTGCGGTTCCGGCGAGTCCTCTTGCAGCGAAACAATGCCGCTGGTGGCAATGGTGAAGCTGCGCTTCGTGCCGGCCAAGCTCGACACCGACTTGGTGCTGGTGGACAACTTGCAGGCCCTCAAGGAGATGATTCAGTCCATCCGCTACGCCGAGCAGGGCGAGGTTGCGCTGGCCTCCCAGTTCGAGGCGCGCGCCATCAGGGAGTTGAACATGGGTCTCCGCAACTCCGGCGACGACAGCATTGCCATTTCGGTTGAACCGTTCAACGGCGTTTACGCCGGTCAGCGAATGTATTGATTATGGCCACCAACAGCACGCTCGCCGCCCAGTTCGGCTCCAACGCTTTCGGGACTAGGCCGGCCCCGATTGCACCGCCCAACCCGTTCAACGACTTGGCGGCGGTTTATCCCAACCTGTCCGGCACCAACGCCCTGACATCCGCCGCCATCGCCAGCCAGTTGGCGGGCCAGTTGTCGCCGTCCACGCTCGCAAACATACAGGATGCCGCCGCCCGGTTTGGTGTGGCCAGCGGGCTGCCGGGCAGCGGGCTGGTTCGCAACCGGACCGTCCGGGACATCGGGTTGACCACGGAGCAGCAACAGCAGCGCGGCTTGCAGAATTACGCCACGGTTGCCCCGGTGATTTCCTCGACGCAAACGCTGAACCCGGCGCTGCAAATACAGGTGGCCGACCGCAACTCGGTTTATGCCGCCGCCCCCGACCCGACGGCCGCCGCCTCTTATGCCGAGCAGCTTTACTCCAAGTATCTGGGCATGACGCGCGGCGGTGGCGTGTCTCCGGCACGCGGCACCGTCCGGCTTGGGGGCGCGCCGTCGCTGCCCGGACGGGCCACGCCGTCGCCTGCTTCCGGCTTCGGCTACAACCCGGTGCCGGTGTGGCAGGGCGGCAACAATGCGGCGCTGCTCGCCGAGACCGAGCGGGCGCGCGCCGCCCAAGCCGCCGACATCGCCCGTCGCCAGTCCTATCTTTGGGGGGACGCCCCGGCCTACTACACCAGCCCCGGGCAGGTTCCCTACGATTTTGCCGGCGACCCGTCCAGCTTGGTGGGCACCTATCGCGGTGTGACGGACCCGGATTCTCTGGCGTGGATGGATGACTTTCTCTCTGAATACGGATACGACTGGTTCTACGAATAGGCCGCCATGACTCCCGCCCCTTGGCTCCAGCCGCCGGACACGTCCAGCATCATGTCCCGTGCGTCGGCTGTTGGCGCACAGCTTCGCGCCCAGAATCTCGGCGCTGCCGAGGCTGCCGCGCGGCTGCGCTATTCCTACGATGCACTCGCTGCACAACAGGCGGAGGCCGCCATGCGTGCTGCGGCTGAACGCGAGGCGGCGGCGGCAAGGCTTATGGCCGCACGCGAGGACGCCCTCAGTCAACTGGCCGGCCGCCGCGACGCCGTGGCCGAGGACCGCCGCCAGTTTGACGAGCGGCTGGCGCTGGAAAAAAGGAAGCAGGACTTCTTTGAGAACCTGCAAAATCTCAAGCTGTCCGCGCCGGAGGCCGCGCCGGCTGATGATGGCGTCATGGACCTTCCCTCCGAGGCCGAACCCATTTTGTCGCCGGACGGGTCCATCCTCGGTTACGGCGTGAGAACGTCGCGCACCGGGCGGCAGATTTTGCCGGTGCCGAGGAGCGACGACGGGCGGCTGTCCGACCGGGACAAGTTCCGGCTGCGGGCGCTTTCGTCCGAGGCGGACAGGCTCAGGAGCGTCATCATGCTGGCGGGCCGGAACGCGGAAAAGAAGCGAGCGGCCGAGGGCGAGCTTGCCGGCATCAACCGCCAGATTGAATCCATTCTTTCCACCAAACCCAGCACGTCGCCGGCCCCGCCGCCCGACGGGATGCCGCTGCGGTTCGGCAGTGTTGCCGAGGCCGAGGCGGCAAACCTTCCCCGAGGGACGCGGATTCAAGTTTACGACAACGGCCGCTGGCGAAGCGCAACCGTCCAGTAGCCATGCCCATTGTTTTCGACGACGAAAGACCGGCGAAACCCACCATCGCCTACGATGACGAGCCGGCCGTTCCGGGGCCGGGTCTTTCCGACGCCGCTGCCGCCGACTATCTGCTCGGGCGAATCAAGCTCGCCGAATCCATGCCGCCCGCGCCCACGGTGCAGGGCATGGTGGAGGAAATGGCCGCCGAGCAGGAGCGGCGGGAACTGGCCGCGCTCCCTTGGACCGAACGGCGCAAGCGCGACCTGCAACGCGGCGTCAATCTTTTGCAGGCCAGCGTGCTTTCGGCGGCAGACATCGCCTCGCAGTTGACGCCGACATTCACGAAGCGGCTTCCCGGTGGTCAGGTCGAGGAGGTTCGCCCGTTCGGGTTTTCCCCGGAAATGGAGAAGGCCGTCCGCCGGGAGGTCCAGCGCGAGGTCCGGGAGAATGAGCGGCTCAAGCCGGCTGTCGGCAGCCTCTTTGAAGCGCGAAGCCCTTGGGATTATATGGAACTGGCCCAGAGCCGCGTACTGGAAAGCGCCCCGATGGTTCTCCCGTCTGCGGCTGGTGGCGGCGTGCCGGCTGTTGCCGGGCGCGGCTTGATGGCCGCCACCACCGGCGCTTTTCTGGGCAATGTCGCCCAAGAGGCCGGCATCGTCGGCACCCAGCAGACGATGGAGGGAAAGAACAACGCGGCCCGCGCGCTCCTTGCCGCCATCCCGGCGGCCGCTGCGGACACCCTCACCGACCGCCTTGCTCTTTCCGGCGCGCTTCGTGTCGGGTCCCGGAGCCTGCCCGGAATGGCGGCGCGTGGCGCTGTTTCCGAAGGGTTGACCGAACCGGTTCAGGGCATCATTGAGGACATCGGCACGAGCAACGAAGCCGCCCGCCAGCGTTTTTCCGTGGAGGGTGCCCGCCAGCTTGCCGACGAAGCGTTTGGTGGCGCTGTTGGTGGCGGAGTCATTACTGCCGGGACGACCGCCCTTGGGCGCATGTTGCCCGAGCGCAGGGTTTCCCTGCCGCCCCCGGTTCAACGCCCGGCGGCAGCGCCGCAGGTGGCTCAAGCCGAAATGCCGTTTGGCCAGAAAACCATCCGTGGCAACCCGGACTTGGGCGAGTTCGAGAGCGCGGCGGAGGAAATGGGTGTTCCCGTGCGGTTCGCCAGCCCTTATGAGGCCAGCCTTTTCTCCAACGAAGGGTTCGCCACCATCAACAGCGCCGGAGAGGTCATCGTTCACCCGGAAAGGGCGGCCGCCTATCTCTCGCAGTTTGAATCCGAGAAGGACAAGAAGAAGTTCATCCGCTCGATTCTGGCGCATGAGTGGCTCCATTCGGCGGCCACGCCGGAGGATGCTCTTGCCTATCGCCAGAACTCCACGCCGCTGGAGCGCGCCCTGTCTGACCGGGTTTATTTGGGGCCAAACCTGACACCCGAGGATGCCGGGGTGAACGACGTTCAGCTTGGTTACGAGCAGTTGCGGTTCGCCCAGAGCCGGCTGGCCAGCATGACCCCCAGCGAGGTTGTTGAATCCAAGGGCATGGAGTGGCTGACCGTTCAGTCCGCGCTTGCCCTGCTTCGGATTGTGGAGAAGGCGCGCGCGGTCATGGGCACCAAGGCGAGCCAAGAGCAGCGCGCCGTGGTCAACCGCGTCATGGGCAACCTTGAGGCGTTCCTTGAATCTCGCGGCGTTGACCCCAACGACGTGCGCGAGGAAGCGCGGCAGGAGGCCGACATTTATTCCAGTGAAAACGCCCCGTTCGCCATCACCCGGGAGGGCGGGGACGCGCTGCGTGAGCTTTCGCGCATTGCCGGAATGAGCGCCGACGAGTTCAGGGCGCAGGGACGAAACGTTTCCACCGAAAAGTTCCGCAATCTCGGTGCTCAAATCAAAACGGACGAGGAGTTTCTGGAGCTTGTCCGGTTGCGCGACAAGGCAAGGGAGTCCGCCGAGGCGGCCATGAGGGACTATCGGGATGCCGCCATTTCCGCAGGGAGCAAGGAAAAGTTTCGCGCTCTCGACAAGGCCATCAGTGAGTCCACCCGCGCGCAATTTTTCAATGAGGCGCTGGAGGTTGTCACCGGAGTTTATGACCCGGTGACCGGACAAAAGGGGGACGCGGCTGCACTGGAGGCGGCCATCCGTCAAAGGCTTGAGGCTGTCGGCGTGGCCGGTCCGCAGGCGATTCGACGCAACCGCGTGCCCGAGTCCCAGACCGAGCTTCCGTTGTTTGCCCAGCCGGTTTCCCAGCCCGAAGCCCGGCCGGTGCCCCGCCGTGAGGCGTTGCAACCCGAACTTCCCCTTGATGTTCCTGCTCCGCCGGCAACGCCCGTGTTTTCGCCGCCGGGGCCGGCCATGTCGCCGCCCCGGGTTGCCGGTGTCCCGCAAAGCACCACGGCACTGGAGCAGGGGGTCATGGATTTCGGCCCGGCTTCCGGGAGCGGGGTTTTGGGCCGGAAGAAAACCGCAACCCCGGCGCGCAAAAGCTGGACGCAGTTCTGGAGGGAACTGTTCTCCGGCGATGTGTCGGGTTATCCGAGACCTTGGACCCTGCGCTCCGAAAAGCGCGGGCCGCGCACGGTGTTCTACGTCGTGGACGCCAACGGCGGTCTTGTCGGTGACATCCCGCAAAGACCCGGCCAGTCCATTTCCCAGCTTCAATCCGAGGCCGAGGCGCTGGTTGCCCGGGGCAACTCCATCCCCAACGAGCCGGCCGCTCCCGCGCCGGAGGCTGTCCCACCCCCTCCGCCCGAGCCAGTCGCCTCACCCGAGCCGGCCGCCCAGCCCAAGGGCAGAGCGACCGCCGAAACCATCCCCGGAACGCGCTCCGTTGCCATTCGCATAGTGAACGCCGAGGAAAAGTTTATTGAGTTTGCGATGGAAACGGCGGGATTAACCCGCCGGCAGGCCATTGACGCCATGCAGGTCATGCGCGACGCCAATGCGCTGGTCATTGACCCGGTTGTCGGCCAGTTCCGTTTTACCCACGGCAGGTTCGCGGAGCCGGACATCATCCGGCGGGCCGTGGAGATGGCCGAGGAGGAACGCCGCCAGTCGCAGCAGGCCATCCGTCGTCGCGGTGGGCGGGAACCAGAGGGGCAGTTGCGGCTGTTCCTTCCGCCGGAATCGTCGCCGGAAGGCCGCGTTACCGCCAGCGAAGTCATCGCCCAGTCCATCCCGCCGATAAACCCCAACGCCGTCACTGAAGCCGCGTTCGCAGAACTCGAAAAAACCCGGCCGTCCTTCAGTAATTTCTACGAAGAAATGCGGCAGCTTTACCCGGAACTCACGCGGGGCCAGTTGCGCGACACGTGGATTGATGCGGTGTGGAAAAAGCTGCTGGACGCCAGTGGTGACGAACTGCGCCGGCTTCGCACCGCCCTGAACCTGCGCCGCATCCTCAAGCGGGACGACATTGACATTGGCCCGGTCCCCGACGCCCCGGAAGGCGAGGCCCCGTTGATTGAGACCGACGAGGAGGCCAACAAAGCCAAGACGCCGGAGGGCGCTCGCACCGAAAAGGAACGGCGCGAAACTGCCCGCCGGCAGTTTGTTTGGACCGGCCGGCGACGCGCTCTGGTGCAGGCGGAAATCGGGAACAAGCTCATCTCGGAGGCCGAGGAGGGCCGCCGCGCCTACAACCGCCGCGAGTTTTCGGTTGAGGAAATCGCGTTCGACAAGCCAAACGCTTGGCGCTCCATCTCTCCGTCCGAGGAAAAAGACGCGGAACTCCTTGGCCGAATCATCACCGAGGGCGCTGCGGTGGACCGCACCACGCGGCAGCGTAGCGTGGTCGGGGACAAGGTTGTTGAGGTTAAATCCAAGGCCCTCCCGCCGACCGTCACGCGCCGTTTGGTGGCCATGCACGACCGGAAAACGGGCAGGGTGGAAGTGGTTTCCACCTACCGCGACACCAAGGTTGGGGCAATGGTGGCGGACCCCAACCTGATTGCGCTCGGGAAACAGCGCCCCAACGTAAGGCTGGCCGAACTCCTTGAGAGGACCCACGAGGGGCGGCCGCGTTACCGCATTTTCAAGACCATCCTGCTGGATGAGCCGGTCCAGAACTTCCACCAACGCTTTGAGTCCGTTGACGCTTTCCGTGACGAAATCGGATACGAGGCCGGGGAACGCGCTCAACGCCTAGCCGAGTTGATGGCCGAGCAACAGGCGGCCGATGTCAGCGAGTCCGATGAACCCGAACGCCCGGCACTGCGGACCGCCGGCCCGCTCACCGACGCCGAGGCCGGTGCGCTTCTGGACACGCTTTACGATGAGGTCAACATTCTGGAGTCCGCCGAGGACATGAACTCGCTTGTGTCCGGTCTGGCGGACCGGGCGTCCAGAAGGCGCTTGACCGGACGCGACTGGGCCACGATTGTGGCCCTTGAAAAAGCCGTAACGGAGGTCGAAAGGAACAACCCCGACTGGCGGGGGACTGACAAGGCTGTCACGGAAACTCTCAACCAAATCTATGAACTCGCACAACAAGCCCAAACCCGCGACGAATTTGTCGCGTCCGCGCTTGAGCAGTTTGCAAGCAGCCAAGAAGCTGAGGGACCTTTTCCTGTTGCTGCACAAACGGATGCAGAGCGCCGAACAACAGCCCTCGTAGAGCGGGCCAAACTTACCGGCGAGATTGCCGGACGGGAGGCGGCCAAGGATGCTTGGTTGCTCCAGCGAAGGCTGCTCAACGACCCGGCTCGCGCCGCCGCCGGGACCCCCTACACGCCAACACTGAGGGCCGAGCGGTCCTTGGCGGCCCGCCCGCGCCGCATTGAGTCCCCGCCCCCCACCCCCGAGCAGGTCCGGGAGACTGGACGCCGAAACCTGCAACAACTGGAACAGGCCGAGGAGCAGAGGCTTGCCGCCGAAAGGCTCCGGGACACGCCAAGGTTGCAGCAGTGGCTCCGTGAGCGTGACCCGCTCAACTATCCGGCCCGTGTTCCACGTGGAACAACGGCCACGGAATCCGCCGCCGGGCCGCAAGCCGTTGCTCGCGGCATCTCCCGGCGCAAGGAGATGGTTCGTGACGCCATTGCCAACCCGCTTAAGTGGTATTCCGAATGGCTCCCCGACCGGCTGGAATCAGCCTCCGACGGCGCGCTTGCCAATGTCGCCCGGATTGCCCGCTCGATTGTTGACCGCGAAAAGCAGCTTTACGGCGAAATTTCCGACGTCATTGATGCCGCACGAACCGAAGCCGGCAAGGCCGGGCGCGCAACGACTTGGGCGAACGGTCTTTCCCGTGTCACCAGCCGCACCGCCGTTCGCAACGTTGTCGGTGCAATTGAGGGCAGCACCAGTGTTCCCCCTTACGCGCAAAAGCTGATTGAGTCGGCCCGGTCGGCCAACCTTCTTATCGGCAGGCTATACGAGTCCGTTGCTGCCGGAGAACAGGGCGATGGATTCACAGCGAGCGGCATGTTCCAGCGCAACCTGACTGGCTTTGGTTACGACGTGATACGTCGCGGCAAGGGCAGGGTTTGGAATGACTGGACCGAAGGCTTGGCTGCTGCAAACGGGATTCCAGTTGCTGCGGTTCGCAGGTTTTTCCGGCGCTGGAAGCGCATCCTCGACGACCCGGATTCTGGCACCGTCAACATTGAGGCGGTTAACCAAGATTTTAAGCGTCGGTTCCCAAAAGTTGTCACTGACGTTAAGGTGGATGGGGTTTTAGGCTCCTCTTGGGAGCCGGTGGTTCACGCGGATTTGTTCAACTACTTGGAGCATAGCGCCCGCAAGGCGACCCACATCAGGGCGTTCCGGGAGGTGTTCCCGGCCAGCAATGAGGGGCGCAGGAGATTGCTGGCGGTCATTCGGTCTGCCCGTTCCAACCTTGAGCCGCAATATCACTCCGACGTGGACGCGCTTTTCCGCGCGTTGCAGGGCAACCCAACAGACACCTATTCCGGATTCTCGTTCCTTTCGCCGGACCGGCCGATTGGAGCCTCGTTCCGGTTCATCAACAACACACTGGGCAACCTGATGGCTCGCATGGTGTTGACCGGCCAGATGTTTGTTCAGCCCGGCGAAACCCTGTTTGGCAGCGCGCCGGTTTTCATGGGGGCCAAGCGGTATTTGCGGGCAATGGCTTCGCTCAAACAGCTTTACCCCGAACTGGAACGGGCCGGGGCGAGAAACGCGGTGGTCTATGACTGGTCTTTCGACCGGGCTTCTCCGGTTCGTTCCGCGTTTCGCATTGCCGGCAACGCCATCTCCAAGGGATTCGCCGAGCAACTCCTGAATGAGATTCAGGAAGGACTTGCGGCTGCCACGGCGAGCATTGTTGCCGAAGACATTCGCAGCGGGAACCTGTCCGAATGGGACCGCAAGATGTTGCCCAAGACTTTTCAGGCTATGGGGTTCAGCCGTGAGGAATCCCGCCAGATGATTGAGGGCAGAAGGCCGGAACTTTTGGAGCAGTTCCAACGCAAAGCGGCGGCTTTTCTGACGGCCGGCAACCGGGCTATGGCAGAAGGCTCCGCCTTGGCGTCCAGCCGCCTGTTCAACAGCATCTTCCGGTTCCAGTCCTACCCAATGGCCAAGACCAATCAGTTGGTCAGGCTGTTCTCTAGGTTTGCAGACGACTGGAGCAAGGGCAGTGCAGCCGAACGAAACGCATCGGCCCGCATGTTGGGTCGGTTCCTGTTCGGGAACATGCTCCAAGGCGCGGCAACCGTGGCCATCACCAGCCTGTTCTATGGCGGACTCAAGGGCGAGGACCTTCGGATTCGCGCCAAGGAAGCCGTTGATTCGCCGCTGCGTTTTATCGTGGAGTCCATGCTGGCCTCCATCTCCGGGCCGCTCTATCTCGTGATGCGCGGCATCACCGACAGCGGTGTGCGGGGCATCGGCAAAGAGGCGCTGCGGCTGGTGTTCCCGTACACGATGGTCTCCGACCTGAGCGACCTGTTTTCCGCGCGCGGGAACTACAAGGACCTCCCCCTGCCGGAACGCATCGGGAAATATGTCAATCAGAAGATGCCGGGAACGCGGGCCATCTCCTCCGGCTTGGCTCTCTTTGGACTTTCTCAGAGCGACAAGGAACTGGATGCGGCGGTCAAGGCATTTTACCGCTGGCGGCGACAGGCCCTAGGCTATCGCGAAACCGAAACCTTTTTCCGGGATGACGAGCGAAAGGCTTTCCGGGTCAACATGAAGAAGGCCGTCACGCACCTTGGCCGGGGCGAACTCGACGAAGCCATGACTGCCATCGGCGAAGCGGTTCAGGTGTCGGAACTGAATGACTTCCGACAAATCAGTTCCTCCCTCCGTGGCCGCCAGTTGCTCCGGGACCTCAATGGCGCAAAGCTCGACGAAGAAGCTATGGAGTCCCTGCGCCAGCGCATCGGGGACAGAGCGGTGGACCGGTTGATTGCCCACGACCAGATGATTGAGGCGTTGGCCGACATCATTTCGCCGGCAAGGAACTAACCTGACTCCCGCCCGAAACGACCCTGACACGGGAGCTTCAACCTCGGCGTTCCTTCGGTTTTCTTGTTGGGATTGCTCACACCTCTGGTGGGTCGGGTTGTTTGTTCGCGAACCGAAACTGCGACCGGAAAAACATCAACTCTATTTCCCCGGTCGGGCCGTCCTTGTTCTTGTCCACCCGAAGCCGGACCGTCTGCATGTTCTCGTCCGGCTGTTCCGAGAACAGGAACCAAATCTGGTCGGCATCGAATTCTATCTGCCCGGATTCACGCAGGTCCGACATCCTTGGCATCCGGTTTTCCTTGGCCGCTTCGCGGTTCAGGGAGGAAATGCACAGCACGGGGCAGTCAAGCTCCTTGGCTACCGCCTTGACCGCCTTGCTCGCCATTGACACCTGCTCGCGCAGGGTCTTTGCCTCGCAGTTCAGCAGTTGCAGGTAGTCCACGATGAAGAACCGGACACCGCTCCGATACATGCGACGGCACTCTGACATCAGCGCGTCACCAGACAGAGCGCCACGGTCGCAGATGCGGATTCTGTCGCGCGCCCCGACAAACCGGCGAAACACCCCGGCCACGGCCGCCAGTGTCTCGTCGCTGAATGTTCCACGCAAAAGCGGCGAACCGTTGATTCTCCCCTCGCAGCAGGCCATGCGGTGCAAAACCTTTTTGCGGGATGTCTCCAAGGAGACAATCCCCGTCGGAATGGCGTTGCGAAAAACCATGTTGCACGCGATGGTCAGGGCCAGACTCGTTTTCCCGACCGACGGCGGGGCGGCCAGAACAATCATCTCCTGCCCGCGCATCCCGCCGGTGATGCGGTCCAAGTCCGCCAGCCCGGTCGGCAGCGAGCGGATTTCCTGCTTTCGCGCCGCGTCGTAGTCCTCCTGAAGTTGCTGGACAATGCTGGCAATGTCATCCGACGGTCGCCCGGTCTCGATGCTCTGCCGGATGGCCAGTGCTTCGCGCTCAAGATTGCCAAGCAGTTCCAGCGCCCGCTGAAGGTCGCCGCCGGACTCCGCCGACACCGCGTCGCTTGCCGCCGAGCAAAGCCTGCGGGTGCGCCGGGCAATGTAGTAGGCCGTCAGGACCTCGATGAAAACCTCCAGCGTGCGCGCGCTCGGAACGATGGCTTGGCAGTCCATCAGGAGCTTCGCCCAATACCCGAAGCCAAGCTCCTTGTCCGCGAGTTTGGCCGCCAGTGTCGGCACGTCCGGCTGGACGCCCGTGGCGCTCAACTCGCCGGCAACCCGGTAGCACCGCGCCAGTCGCAAGTCGTAGAACGCTTCCGCCCCAATGGGCATCTGCTCCTGCAACAGCGGCAGCGAGTAGGCCGGGTCATCAAGCACGCAGCCAATGACCGCCATCTCAACCTCGGTGCTGTACAGCGGGGCGCTCCCGGAGTCCTCCGGCAAATACTCGCTTCTTGAACTCATGCTGTTCCGGCCACCGCCCGGATGGCTTCCTCCACGCTTGTTACCACGTGAACCTTGCCGCGCCACGACTCATGCCACCTTGTTTGTTCGCTTGTCAGGCGGCGCTGACTGGGGGGCGCTTTGCCGTCCTTGATTTCCAGCAGATAGTTCCTGCCGCAAAACCCAACGAGAAGGTCGGGGACGCCGCCACCAACAGCGGCGAGAGACTGCACCGAGCACCCGCACCGGCGCAGGGCGCGAACTATCTCCGCATGGTTCCTGTCTGTCTTTGCAGCCAGCCTCATTCGTTCTCGGGCTTGACCTCTTGCGGCGCGACCCGTGTTGCCATCACGGCAACGCGGTCCCCTGACCGAACCTGAATGGCTTCGTTTCCGTTCGGCATTTTGACAACGGAAAGGGACGCCTTTTCTGCGGTAACTTTTTGCATGACCTCGGAAAAACCATCAGCCGACAACAGCAGGTTGACGTTTCTCGAAACGGAAACCGGGCCAATTTCCCGCTCAATCGAAGTGTGAGCGCCCCGGTACGAAACGCTCACGGTTCCGGCTTGGGAGTCTGATGCAAACGTGACAGCGGCAAACTCCGATTTTTCCGCCAACTGATTGACGGCGGACAGCATGGCCCGCAGTTCCCCCACCTGTTCCTTGTTTATCTCGGCCACAGCATCAGCCGGGGTTTCAAAGACAAAATCCTTGAACGCCCTTCGGGTCGTTGTCCGGTTGACCCAAAGCTGGCCGGCTTTTGCGTGGACGGAAACCCAGTCCTCCGACACCCGGATTTGAGCGTCCTCCTCCAGCAGCGCAGCAGCCACTTCGGGCGCGTCCTTGGCCGGGAAAGAAAACGTGGCATCGGCCGCAATGCTCAACTTCTCGGAGCGGGCGACCAAGTATCGCCGCCCGGCTTCGGCCAGAATCTTCCGGGCCGTCATCTTGACGGCGCAGACAAGCGTCTCGTCCGCCAGAGCCTCGTTGGTGTCGGCCGCCCAATAGACTTCGCGGATGACATCCGACAACTCGCGCGCGTCGCAACCGTGGAGCGTGCCGGCGGCAGGAAGCTCGGGGAACTCGTCCGCCGCGACGGTTGGCAGCTTGGCCTTCGCGTCCCCGGACAGGAGCAGGCTCCCGGAGCGCACCGCCAGCGTGACGTTTTTCCCCATCTGGTTCAGCGCCACCTCAAGGTCCTTGGCCGGAACGCAAACAGGACCGAAAGGCTCGCCGTAAAAGTCAACGGTGCGCTCGACGTGACGCCCCAAGTCGGTGGCCCGGATGCTGAGGACTGCGGCTCCGTCCGGGTTGGTCTTGGCTTCCAGCCTCAGAAAGCCAAGGATGGGAAGGGTGGTTCTCGTTTTCAAAACCCGACGGCAAAGTTGGACTGCGGAGAGAAGGTTGCTGGTCTGGTTCAACATAAGGTTCCTTTCGTTTTTGTGTTCCTAGCAAAAAAACACGACGCACCTTTTACCGTGTTCGTTCCGAAGTAATCGTAACCCGACGGCGTGGGTGGTTTCCGTGACATCCTGAGAATCCTTGGATTCCTCCACCATAATCAGCACGTCCATGTTTTCGGGCGTGGGAGGCAGGGCTTGCAGGATGTCACGCAAGGTTATCGGTTCCACTTGTTTGCCCTTTATTGTCACTGTCATCTTTGGGGGTGCTTGAGGATTTGATGCGCGCGAACTGTTCACAGAACGGGGCCGCCGCGCAATACGTTTCGCAGCGCGTGCTCTCCCCGGGGCGCATGACGACAACCTCCCCCTCCTTGAGTTCCTTCACCGCGTCCTCGTAGGAACGAAGCACGCGCCGGGCACGCTTGGCATCCGGCCTCAAAACAGCAAAGGTGTCCGGCTTGGCCCAGCGTTCTTCCGGGGTGCATTCCGGCAGGGTTCCGGCGCGGGCAGACTGGTGCAGGCGCACCCTTTCCTCAATCCACGCGGTCGCCCGTTCGTCCGTCCACTGGGGGACGCAAAAAACCTGAACCTGAGACTGCGGATAACTCGAATCCCGGTGCGCCTCCAAGGCAGACCAGTCCCGGTAGATGGCCACAATCTCCAAGCCCAGCGGAACGAAGTTGTTCCGGCGGGCCAGCCATGCGAGCGCGTTCAACTGCTGCTCCCACTCCGGCTTTAGTCCGTTTTTGCAGGACCAAACCGTTGTCAGCTTGTAGTCCGTAATCACCCAGTCCAGCAGGTCAACCTGTCCGCCAACAGTCCAGCCCAGAACTTCGGCATAAAGGCGTTCCTCGACGACGCGGTGCCCGGCCTTGGCCGCGCGCTCCAAGATGGCGTGACCAATCTGGCCGATGAGGGACCAGATGCGGTTGCTGGCGTCGTCCTCCAGTTCGGCCGCGTGCTTTTTTTCCAGCGCCAGCGCGCGCGGCGGCTTGATGAGTTGCGTCACCGTGATGTCCGACCTGCCCGGCGAGTAGGGGTCGGCGGTGACGGCGGCCACCAGCGGGGCCGGCAGCCCGTGTTTGTTGGTGATTTTCATGGTTGTCCTTCTTAGTCCTTCTTTTTGAACCCGTAGTGTTCTCCTGCAATGTCCAGCATCTCCCGAAGTTTGCGGTCGGCCTCAATGTATTTGGGGTCGCGCGCCTTGCCCTTGTAAGTGTCCTGCACGGTGAAGTTTGCCCACAGCCCGAACAGGTACCGCTTTTCCAAGTCGCCTAGGGGCGTCCCCTTGAAGTCGCCGAACGGCATCGGGAAGTCCTTCCACTCGTCATCATCTCCGGCCGGCTCCGGCTTGGCAGGCTCGGGCTTGGCAGGCTCCGGCTTGGCCGGCTCCGGCTGAGGCCCGGCGGCGATGGCGTCGTTGAACTCACTCATGGACTGGAACTTGGCCTTGGCCTCATCTCGCTCCGCCTCGGTCATGCCCTCGAACATCTCCTGCACAGCGGCGGCGTGTTTGACGTAAGCCTCGGCAGCGCCGGCTTGTGTCGCGTTAGGGAACACCTTGGCCGCCGGAACCTCCGACAGCGGTTCGCTGTCCAAAATCCAGCCCTGCCGGACGGCGTAGGCCCACCACGCCCATTCCAGTTCCCCCTTGGCACGCTGCAACAAGGCAGCCTTGCACTTCTCAGCAAAAGCCGGGTCAGCTTTCGCCGGCTTGGGTGCGGGAGCAGGAGCCGGGGCAGGAGCCGGGGTTGAGGAAGGAGCCGGGGTTGAGGAAGGAGCGAAGGCGGGGGCCGGAATCTCCTCCTCGTTGTCGCCAATGTCCTGAGTAAAGATGTCGCTGGCGGCCGTGGCTGTAATCGTGGCGTCAACGAAAGCCCGCTTCTTCGCAATCTTCAGCACCGTGTTGATGCAGTCCGCCGGGTTTTCGTTCTCCACCTTCTCCTGCGGGACCTCGGCGATAAACCAGCCGTCGTCAGTTTTGACCTTCGTAAACCCCTTGCCGCCGAGGATTTGCTGGGCGCGGGCCGGGTCGGTTTTCCAGTAGTCCCAGTACTCCTTCGGGACGGGACGGTCCGTCGCGCGTTTTTGAGCCGTGCGGTAGCGGTACTTTGATTCCATAGTGGAGCAGACCCCGACGCCTTGTCCCACCACATTGCCGCTGGACATGCTGCGGAGGGTGCAGACAACCCTGTACTCCTTGTGCCCGCGCTCCAGATTCGTCTCCTGAATCTGGTATTCCGGCACCAGACGGAAGGTCATGCACAGCTTTTGCGCGCCCGGTTGGAGCAGGGTCTTTTTATCCCCGCACCCGGGAATGGTTCCGTAATGTTCGCCGTCCTTCATCACGGCCTTCATCACGCGCTGGATTAGTGCGACCTGTTGCAGCAGGTCCTCCGGCGTGAGGGGTTGACCGACCGCCGGCACGTGTTGCGTTTCGTCGTACTTGATGATGTTGCTCATGGTTTGAGTTGGGGTTGAGAGTCTTGGCAAAGTTCCTCCGGGCATGGGCTGTCGCCAATCCCGGACACACCGCGCCAGCCGTGGCTGGAGTAGTGGCGCTCCCGGCCGCACCTTGGGCACAAGTCCCGGCCATCGGGAAGCTCCAGCAGCCGGGCGTGGCACGTGTGGCAGTGGCCACAGTAGCGGCGGGGGTTGTAGCGGCGGGGGTTGCTGCTCATACAATGACCCCCAGCAGCCGGGCAAAAGAGACCAGACCGTGCAACGTTTCCGGCTCAAAATATATCACGTCCCGGCGGGCGGCACCGTAGATGCCGTCGTGGGTGTAGGCGACAACCGCCTTGTCCCACGCCGTCTCGCAGTAAACCCCGTCCCCGATGTATTGCGGCCCAGACGGGGGCGCTCCTCCGCCCATCCGGGCGCAAATGGTGGCCATGCGCGCAGCATGGTCTGCGGCCTCGCTGAATCGCTCCGCACGCCACGCCGCCTCATGTGCGCGGAAGGCGTCCAGCCATTCCGCGCGCAACCTGTTCTTTTCCTCGGCTTCCATGTCCGCATCCTCGGGGGTCTGGCAACGCGAGTCAAGTAGTTTGTTTCTTTTCATCATCGAAGGTGAAGGCTCTGATTGTCGCCGGGTTTGTTTGTCCCGGCAGGGCCGGCGGGTTTTGTTTCGCGGACGATTCCAGCCGGCGCGCCAGTTCCCGGGACATGGCGCGATAGACGCCCCACAGCCGGCCGGCGGCGGCTTGCGGGTTTTCGTTCGGACCGACGAGCGGGGCGACGCGGCGCTCCATCAGCCTCATGCAGTTGAGCAGGTGCCGGTCGTCCATGTCGGAGATGCGGATGATTCGACCGTCCGAACACTGCCAAAGCTCATCGGTGTTGATGGCCGCAGCGGCTTTGCTGGCCGCAGCGGCTTTGATAAGGGCAGCGGCTTTCGTGGCGGGCTTGTTTTTTGACATGTTTCGCCTTTCAGGGGGTGTTGCGGCTGTTCCAGCCGCACGGGTTGAACGGTTCAGGGGGTGCCCCGCCGGGGTCAAAAGCCGAAAAGGAACAAACGGCTCGGCCCAAGCCTTCCCCCGGCGGGGCTAGAGTTTCAGGCTGCGACGTTGCGCGGCCCGGCGATGGCGAGCGCCTCGCGCACCGGCCAGTTTTCCACGAGCGGCCCGGCGAGTTCGTCGTTTTCGCCGAGCGCAACATACAGGCCGAACACGGCGGCGGCAACAACTTGCGCGCCGCTCATCGGGGCCGGCAGGTGCGGCAGCACGTGCTCCCTTGTGTTGACGTGCGGCACGCAGAACAGCGGTCGTTCGACCATGTACCGGGAGGCCGAGCCGATGGTTTCGTGAAGCTGGTCGCGCGTCAGGGCGCGCAGCTTGGGGAGCAGGGCCACGCCGTGAAACATCACGGCCATGCGGAAAGACTCATGGGCGGCAGCGTAATCGGGCATCATGTTTCATGGTCCGGCGGTGTGCCCGCAGCGGGGCGCGGACACACCGGACCGGCGGTTGATGGTTTCGGTTGATGGCTCGGGGTTCAGGCGGCGTCCGGCTCCTTGCACAGAGCCGGCTCGAACTTGGACAGCGGCCCGTCGTAGAGGACGTTGCCGCCGCCGTCCTCCACTGTCAGCCGGATGACGCGCGGGTTGCCGCCGAAGCGGGGCGGGTTGGACTGGATTTCCTCCCCCTCCCTCAGCGTGTAAACGTATTCCTCGCCCACGTCCTTGGTGCCGGGCGCGCACAGATACACGTTGCCGCACAACGCGCGGCCGTTGTCGGGGTCGTTCGCCATCTTGAGCTTGGCCACCACGATGGCGGCGAGGCAGCCCATGCCGTTGGTCTCACGGGATGCGTCGCGGTATCCGTTGACCAGCGCGAGATGCCCGGCCGCCGATTTAAGGTCCATGCCGAGGCCCTCGGGGTAGCCGTCGTACTGGCGGTAGATGCAGGCGATTTCGGTTTCTCCATCGTTGGTGCGTTCGATGAAGCGAGTAAGTGAGCGGGTGCCCATAACTTTGATTTCTTTCTGTTTTGTGTTTGGTGTTGTTTTTTCCACCGTTGCCGGACGCAACGGCAGAGAGACCGGGGCGGTTCGCCCGCCCCGGCTTGCTCTGCCCTGTCACCGACTTCACCGGCCCCGCGCCGCCTCGCGGATTGACAGCAGAAACCGCCGGCGCGCGGTGCGCCAAGGCACGCCCGCCTTGCGGGCGTCGCTGCGGGCCTTGGCTTCCTTCTGCCCGTGCCACAGGGCCGCCATCCTGTACACGTCGGACAGCGCCACCGCGTAGGCGGTGCGCTCCCCCTTTCGCCGCAGCACCAGCACGGCCTCGTTTTGTGAGCCGCACGGCGCAAGCGTGACGACGACCGGGCGGCCGCGCACGGCGTAGCCTGTTTCCCGGGTGACTGGTTTGCCTGGCTTTGTCATGGTGTTCCTTTCCATTTGTACAGTTCCATGAAGGTTGGACTGCCGGGCTAGTTGGTATAGAAACCGCCGGTCTTGAACTCGTTTTCGAGTATCGCCCCCAGCGCCATGCCGACGCGCGCGAAGCGGCTCGGAACCAGAAAGGCATAGAGCCGGCCGCCGACGGCCTCCGCCGCCTCGTCATTGCACACGAACTTTTCGATGCGGTGCCAGCCATCAATGACCACCGCCTTGCCGTCCGGCATCTGGACCGCAATCAGCGGTTGGCGAAGGTCAACGGCCGCCACATCGGCGGGGTCGCGCTCATCCGTGTTGCTGCTCAGCATTTCCACCGCCTCATCGCGCGTGATAAACACCGGGTGGACAACGCTCTTGTCGTTGTTTTTCAGTGCCTCCGCCGCCAGCTTGGCGGCCTTTTGCACGGAGTACCACCGGACGTAGCCGTCCTCATCGCTTTGCCAGCGATAGAAGTGGGCATAACCGTTTTCTCCAGACAGTTGCATCTTCATCTTGTTCCCTTTTGTTTTGCGCCACCGTGATTGATGGCGGAAGGGGCGCACCCGCGCGGGGTGCGCCTTGTTCCGCCCTCCTTATTCCTCGCCGAACTCGAAGCCGCGCGCGGGAATCTCCGCAATCCCTTTGTCAACGCCCGCCTTCAGGGCGGCGAAGGCTTGCGCGGTGCGCTCCCGGACAACCTCCGAGTTACGGAGCTTTTCGGCCGCATCGTCGCCCAGCGGCTCAATGATGGCGCGCGCCTGTTCAACGAGTGCGCGCAGCTTGGTGTCGCCAAAGGCGTCACGGTTGCCGAAGGCTTTGATGAACAACTTGAGATTGTCCACCGTGGACCGCTGGAACTTTTTCGGCTGGCCACCGGGGCCGGGTTCCAGCCGTTCCCGGAGATGCTCGACCAGTCCGGCGAACTCGGTCCGGAGGGCGGCAATGATTTGCTGCCGGGCACGCTCAAAAGCCTCGCGCAGTTTCTTTTCCTCCGCCTCACGCAGTTCCGGCGGCAGCCCCTCGGGCACATCAAAATGGACGATGTTGTAAACCAGCCCCGGGTGCGCGCGGAGCGTGTCCGGGTTGGGGTAGTCCGCCGGGCTGAACGCCGCCCCGAGCGCCGCGCGGGACCGCTCAATCTCCCGGGGCAGCACATCGGCGAACCGGTTGACCGCCGCGCGGATTTGCTCGTTGACCCTGGTGATTTCCGCCTCCATTGCGCCCACCCGGTCCAGCCGGACAAGATAAAACCCTTCGTCAATAAATGACGGGTTGCAATAGGTCCGCAGGATGCGGGCCTTGCCGTTGGCGATGGCGGCCTTGGCTTCGTCAAGCTCGGGGCAAACGACCAGCTTTTTGGTGGCGGCAAGACGCTTGCGCGCTTCCGCCCGGATGGCCGTTCTTTCCTCGTCCCGCATGGTTTCCGGGAGGGGACCCGTGGCTTCCTCAACCATTGCGTCCGTGACGCGGACCTTGCGTGTGTTACCAATGACGCCCGGCGCTTTGATGCGAATGAGGGCGTTTTCCTTGAGTATTTTTGAGCTAACCATGTTTCCTTTTGTGTTGTGTTGACGCACGCACCATGCGTGCGCCTCGGTGTGTTGAGCACCGAAAGGGGGGCCGGATGAAACCGGCCCCCGTGTTCGATGTTCCACCCTTCCAGTTCCATGAAGGTTGCGCCCGCCTACTCAAAGGACAGGGCGCGGCCGGCGGTTTCAACCTTGGCGGTTCGCTCTTGGAACTGGTACAACCCCGGTTGACTGGCGGACAGGAACCGGCCGGAACAGGACTTGCGCAGCGCGTCCAGCTTGGCCTTTTGCGAGACCGCCGAGGGGCAGATGTTTTTCGCCACGTCCGCCAGCGGCCGGTCGAACTGCCACGCGCGCCAGCAACAGGCTTCGATTTCCCGGCCAACCCAACCCTCGGACACGGCCACCATGTCTTTCGGCTCATCGGGCAGGGCGTGCTTTGCCGTGTACATCCGCCACAGGGCCAGACGCTCATCTTCGTCCGGGAAGTCGTAGAAGAACTGGCCCATTGTAAACCGGGCCATGATGTCCGGGCTGAGGCTGTCCACCCAGTTGCACGAGGCAATCATCAGCACGGAGCCGTCGCCGGCGAGTGCGTCAACGGCGGACAGGGCGGCGCGCAGCTTGGCCTCCGACTCACCGACCAAGCTGGCCTTGATGTCCGACAACTTGAACAGCGGGATGCCGGCCTCACCGGCGGCGCAATGGGCGGTCCAAGTCTTTCCGGCCCCGGGCACGCCCGGCAGCAGGAATCCCTTGGCGCGCCGTTCCGCCGTCCAAGTCAGGAACATGCCCACCAAGTTGGTGGACACGCCGGACAGGTCAGTGCCCGCGCCGGCGAACAGCTTTTCAATTTCGTCAATGAACAGGACGACGCCGGGGCGTTGCCGCCCGTTGATGAAGGCGCGCAACTCATCCTTCACGTTGGCGCAACCGGCCAGCGCATCGAAGCCGGGGTTGTTAATGCTGATTTCCGCCCCGGTTTGCGCCCGGAGCCGGGCAATCTTTCGTTCCCAGCAGCCGGCCACGTCAACGCCGTCCTTGCGAACGGACAGGGACAGCGTTTGTTCCACATCAAAGGCGGATTGCAGCCCGAGCAGGGCGGACACGACGGCGGGGCGGTCAACTTTTTCCACGTCCGCCCCGCTGGCGGCGGCGGCGCGCAGGATGCCATTGACGACGGCTTCGACGGCTTCCCGGTCTGGGGCCGGCTCGGTGATGACCACCACGTCACTGGACAGTTCCGGTGGCAGCTTGTTTGCGCCGGTCAACGGCGGTCCGACCAGCACGCAGGTGGCGCGCACTTTGGCGCGCTTGAACGTGTCGCGCAGGTTCCACAAGGCTTGCGCGACACCGTCCCGGTCGAAGTATCGCTGGACGTTGAGCAGGAACAGGATGCCGCCGGCGAACCGTTCCGCGTTTTCGCGGAAACCCTTCAGCATCTCCGGCAGCGGCATGGCAAGCGGGTCGTACCAAGACACCGCGTTGACGCCTTTATTGTTCATTCCGGCGAGGCCGCCGGAGATGTCCCAGCAGGCCAGCGGCGTTTCTTTTTCCTTCCCGTTAAGCGCGGCGACGGCGGAACGCATGGTTTCCGCCGGGTCTGCCGTTTCGATGGCGGCCAGCGGAACGCCGGCGCGCCGGATGTCCCGGAGCGTTGTCAGGGTTTTGCGCCCGGCCGGATTGACCGGCGGGGCGGTGTTGTCTTTGGTTTTCATTGGTTCCTTTCTTTTTTTTCGGAGCGTGATTGCTCCCGGCCGCCCCGGACGGGTTGCCCGGGGCGGTTGGGGAACAGTCAGGCGGCCCCCCCCTTGCAATTCCATGAAGGTTGCGGTTGGGGGTGCCTTAGTGCGGGTGGCCGTGGCCACCGGCTTCGAGGCTCTTAATGTTGGCCGCCTTGTGGTAGTGCATGGCCTTGCCGTGGCGGTGCCTGATTTCCACCTCACCGCCGGCGAGCCGGAACATTTCGCGGATGAAGTTGTCCGCGTTGTTATGGTTCGCCGCTGAAACGGTATCGGTGGTGGTCTTGATGGTGCCGTCTTCCAGTATCTCGATGATAAACTTGTCCGGTTTCATTTTTTTCTCCTTAGAAACTGGCCTTCTGGACCAGCAGTTTTCCGTCGGGTTGCTCCTTGACCTGCCAGCCGAACCGCTTGGCTTGGGATAGCACAACCTGCTTCGAGTAGGCGCGTTTGACCTTGGCCGTAAATTCCGGCCCGGTGTATGCGCCGGTCACGTCAACGCGAAGGGTTCCGTCCTTCAGTGTGACCACGTTGTAATCCGGGAACCCAAGTTCCCGCAGGGCGTTGTCCAGCAGTCCCCGGTTGGTTTCCGGCCCGAGGACAACGCGGGCCGTGCTGATGGTATCGCAGGGCATGGGGCCTTTCTACGCGCGGAGCTTCCGCGCGATGACGACGATGGCCACGGCGAGGGCGGCGGCGATGAGCAGCGGCAGTTCCTCGCCGTGCGTGTGATTGAAAAACGACACGTGACCAAGCACGTGTCCGGCGGTGGCAATGATTTCGGTCATGGGTTGGTGTGGTTTAGGTGTTGGTCTGGACTGCCAGCGGTTGAACGTCCCAGCCGTTGGCGCGGGCGAGGCGTACGGCGCGGTCCGCCCACCAATTGCCGGACTCGATGCGCCCGGCGAGGATTTCGGGCGCGACCCTTTGGACGGCCGCGTAAACGTCACGGTACCCCGTGGCGTTGCTATCCGGTTGCAGCTTGAACCCTCCCACAAGGAAGGGGTCATGGTTGTTTTGTTTCGTGGTTTGCATGGTTTTCCTTTACGTTTCGCCCGGCTGGATTGCCCAAGCGTGAGCGAGTGACCGCTCACCTAGCCGGCCACATGAGGGTTGCGGCCGGCACGGTGAAAGCGCCCGGTTTTAGTGTTGCCCAGAGCGGGCCATTTCCAGCCGGCGGAGCGTTTCCGCCATAACGTCTATGACGTATGGGTTTTGAATCGGGTC